CGCAATCGCATCTATCGGCCTGCGCCAAGCCATTAGCGTAAGAGGTGCCGTCTGAATCGATGTGAGTTTAGCTTATTCAATGCGCATTGTTTATCTATTAATTAAAATCATTAATATTGTATCGTTAATATTAATACATTAAGTTATGGCTTGCAATAAGAAAAAGAAAATGGCTAATGGAGGCAAGGTCTCCGAGAAAAAGAAACCTCAACTGAAATGTGGAGGCAAGGTTAAGAAAAAGAAGTAATAACCGGAGGGGTATATCCCCTCCTCAGTATTTAGCATATGAAAAATTCAGAATTTGTATCTAGAATCATAAATGATATGAACTCCATCAATAAGGACGCTCATGTCAGTAGGAGATGGATATTATCCATAGGAAGACAAAAGGCAAGATCATATATAGCCCAGAAGTATGCTGATGGAACCTTGTTCGGCGAGGAATCACTGTATACTCATATCAATTGCATGGAGATGGATAGGGTTCGGAAAATTGATTGTTGTTTTGATGAGTTTAAACTATGCAGGATACTTATGAGATCCAAGAAAAGATTGCCCGATATGATATATACCCGTATAGGTCCGGCTATCATCAAAGTATCAAACATCATGGATGATATTATATTTACCTCCATATCGTTAAGAAAATACGCTAACAACAAGGAACGTAAATACGGGAATATAGATCAGTACTATTATTATGTCAATGATGGATATATCTATATACCAGATATTAACATAGAGGCTATAAATGTTGATCTTATAACTCTCGACAGAAAAGCGGCGTTAGAGCTAGGGGGATGTGGAGCTGAAAAAGATAAGCCATGTACATCTCAATGGGATTATGATTTCATATGTCCTGACAAGCTACTAGAATATGTTGTCTCAGAGACGTTAAGAGAGACGATAACCAAATTGCAGATTCCTACGGACGAGAATCCGGATATGGATATTAATAAGAAAACACAAAAAATTCAATAACATGAATCTAATAAGATCAATAATCAATTTCTTTGGTTTCAATGACGCCATAGTTGACGGTATAGGCGAAAGAGGGATGAGAGACAGCTCTATTATAAGATATAATGAGGTGCACGATATGTATGACAAGATTATAAAAGATCTGGGAGATATGTCGGCTTACGTATCCAAGGGTTATATCTATGATAAGATAAAGGAAAGAACGGGATTAAGTACCAGACATATTAGTAGGATATTAAATCATACTAAGAGAAAAGATCTTAGGTTTATATAAAAAGGAGAGGATAATCAACCTCTCCTTTTTGTTTTTAACAGCCTCCACCTTGACTTGGATTAGATACATACATGCTTGTAGCATTGCTAACACAATCACTTCCGCCTGATACCGTTCCCGATCCGGATGGTATGGTGACTGTTTTAGTGGTAGAGAAATATTCTACATCTCCAGATGGTTCAGATCTAGTATAATATACATCAAATGATGCTGTTTTAGATTTACCACATGGATTATCATAACTTACGGATATACTTAAGCATTGTCCATTAAAACTTCCGCTAGCGTAAGCGCTCCATGTTTCGAGGCAATCGCATCTATCGGCCTGCGCCAAGCCATTAGCGTAAGAGGTGCCGTCTGACTGTAGGTTGTTGTCGGCTATTCTGTTTGCCTCATCCTTGGTGCAGGCGGTGTATTTTTGTGTATAAATTTCTTGTATTAGGATGAAATCGTTATATTTGTGATATGAAAACAAAGTCATTTAAAATACTTGATCAATACTTTCTTCGATTCTATAGATCTATTATGTCTAAGAACGGGAAAAGGAGGAAGCATACGATCGTGGATAAGAATGATATCCTTGAGTGCCAGTCGTTGATCTGGAAAGTCATACGTGATAGGTATCTGGAGGATGAGGGAGGGGTTTATATAAACAACATCGGTTATCTATGTCATAAGATTAATCCTAACCGCAAGATATATCTGAATAAACTTACCGGTACTATTAATAGGCGTGGGACGGGTGGATATTCTTACGTCCATACGTGTATGGATTTTATGCCTAGGAATAAGTATTTTCATCTATATATCTCTCCGGCCTTGAATAAGGAATGTAGGTTGGCTATGGAATCAGGTAGGAGATATAAGTTCTTGTATCGGGAGGTTGAGTCGGAGAGTAAGGTATTTGGAGTTAAATGGGTTTACAAGCTGTAGAAGTTTTTTTGTGATCCAGTTAGCCCGTGAGGGTAGACTGGATTTTTTTTGTATCACGGATTCAAATACATATCTTTGTGCAAAAGACTTGAATATGACTATAAAAGGGTTGTTGGCCGAGATCAAGGCCGATTTACATAAATACGATGATAGCGGGGCTATAGATACCTCGTCTGTTTATAGATGGGCTGAGATCGCCTTGAAAAGGTTCGGGGGTGTTATAGCGGTCATGTCCGAGGCGGTTGTCAAGACCAGCAACAAACAGGCGGTATTGCCTTCTGATTTTTTCGACATGCTTGATGCCTATAGGTGTGAGCCTCTTGTCTGTGAGATTCCGGGCGGCGACAAGGCCAAGGCTGACCTCCAACACGAGATCGGCTGGGTCGAGCGCACCGAGCGCGGTTTCCGTTGGAACTCCTGCACCGAGTGCTGTAAGGAGGAGTTTGAGAAGACGATCACGGAGAGGATATATATCGGGTCTCACGAGGTTCGATTTCATTACCATCATCCCGTAAGGCTGTCTATAGGTCGAGGACTGAGGCGTGATTGCGCCGCCGACAAGTATCGGGATAAGTACGATTGGGATAATTATGATATAACTATATCCGGCAATATTATGTATACCGGGTTTGATGGATTTATTTATATCATATATCGTGCTACGCCTAAGGACGATGACGGTCTTCCGTATATACCAGAAACGGCGTTAGGTTATCTTGAGGATTATGTCGAGACGTATATCAAGATGAAGATCTTCGAGAATGCCGCCGTGAATGGCTTGATACAAGGCGCTGGTGACGCTTATAAATTATATGCTCAGCAGGAGCCGGGTAAGTTCGCTAGGGCTATGAAGGAGCTTAAGATGTCGATGATCACGTTAAATGATTATCGGGAGTTGGCTGAGGATAATAGGAGAAGAATGTTGTCTTATGAGCGGATGTGGTCTAATGCTTTTGATAAGTATATCAAATTTATTTAGTTGCGGGGGAGGGAATCGAACCCTCGATCTTTAGGTTATGAGCCTAATGAGATACCTCTTCTCCACCCCGCGATTATGACGCGAATATACGTTTTTTTAAAAAGAAAAAAAGATAATATGGCAAAGAAAAATGATTGGATACATTTAGATAAGACAAGTGGTACTGGTCCCGCTGAGGTTAAAGTTACCGCTGATATTAATGAGACTGGCGAGATACGTCAGGTAACGTACAAGGTTATAAAAGAGGGAACCAAGGAGGAGAAGACGTTCGTGTGCAGGCAGGAGTCCGTCCCGGTGGTGATCATCCCGGAGTTCGATTACCTTGTGCTTAGGTATATCTGGGCTGACGAGGACGGCATTGACTTTGACACGGCTACCGGTTTCGATAACACCGGCCTCCCGGATGTTGACGGCAAGCTGGTTGGTTGGAGTAAACAGTATCAGACCACGCAGGAACGGGTAGGTGATTATCTTATCCATGGCGGTGATAACATGGAATCAGGTAATGAGGCTGCCTTAATCCAGATGGGGCCGTTGTTGGATGGTGATAATTACGATAAATTACCTCTTGAGATCAGGTGCAGTATATACGGTAACTGGTATGGTGGTCGTGAGAAAGGTAATGTCACTATCAGGTTCACGGCATATAAGGGCGGTTCTATGGAGAAACGTGGATATGATTTTGTCAATATCGGAGGCGAGGAGGTTTATACCGGTGACGCTCCCACTAACGTATCCGCCCATGGTGAGGATAATTGGCAAAATATAAAGACCTTGTATTCTAAGGTAGGCACGATGATCTACAACAAGGGGTCTCGTGACTGTATTGTAAGAATAGGTGAGTAATTATTCTTTTTCATAATACAAATATCTATCAGCTCTCTCGTCCGTGAGGATGGGGGAGTTTTTTTTGTTTTTTAGTCCTTTACTTATGACATATTTGATCTTTTATTGCGCAGGAATAATCTAGCTTTGCCGAAAACTAGTATTATGGTCACATTGAATGATGTAAATAACGAACTCCATGTCCGGTTATATATACTGGAGGTACTTAAGGATTATATAAGAGATGATGATTTCGATGGTCTTGTAGATAAGGCGTTGGATTTTGTCATGGAAGGCGTTTCTATGCCTAAGGCTCCGGCCAAGGATACCACCATGAGTGACATATCAAAGAGCGTTTTGGCCTTGGTAGCGGGTGCTGGATTAGATGAGAGGTTAAGCAAAAGCTCTTTAGAGTTAGCTTATGACAGATGTAAGATGAGGTACGTATTCGATCCTCGGAATCGTGACATACATGGTGTTGTCGTTGGTTATTCCAATGACTTTAATAGTCTGGTAGCTGTGTGTGATGAGGGATCGAAGAAAGGAGTGGACAAAGGATCTACTGATTTTGTGGATGTCAATGAGAGATACGTGACTAACGGTTTCTTTTACATATCTGTAGAGGATGCCGATAAGCAATCGAACTACATGGGTGGAAATTCGTAATTATTATGTTTTTGTGCTTTACCACGAGACGTTTTAAGTGTTTAGTCTTCCTCCTGACTTGTGAAAGTTAGGAGGATTTTTTTATATTCGCGTGATTTGAATGTTTTAGCATAATACGTACAGTTTTTGTTAAAATCCGGCGTGTAAGTGATTATCCGTCGGATTTGTTATCTTTGCGAAAAACATAACATCGTGCAGAACAATTCTAACATAGCGGTTCCCGACTCCGGGATGAACAGGGATAAGCATCCACAGGATCTATCCCCGTCTGAATATAGTTTCGCCTTGAACGCTACCATAGAGGGTGACGATGGAAGCCAGCTAAAGATCCAGAACGAGCCTAGTACCCTTTTATGTAAGCGATTCGATGGCTATAAGGTTATTGGGTATAAGAATGATATAGCTGGTGATAACACTTATTTCTTTCTATCTAATCCGGATGATAATACGTCTAAGATCACGTTCATGCGGTCATTGGATTATATCAAGACCGTTGAGGATCAATTGGCTGGATCGGGAAAGGACATCCATCGTATCCTTGGCGAGAGGCTTGAGGAGTCGGATGGTCGTTTTGATGAGATATGTGATTTGATGGAGGTCCTGATAGAGGACGGGGTTGATGATCCTTGTCTTAACTTCTCCATCCATCACCCGATATTCGACATAGAGATCAAGGACGAGAAATGCGGGAAGGTGATATACTGGACCGATGGATATAATCCCCAGCGATATGTTATGGTCGATAAGGCTCTTAATCCGGATGATGATGGTGATTTTTGGTATCATTACCATGGGTATAAGACATGTGGGGATGACAAGCCAATAGAGAGGTGTAGGCTGGCCTGCGAGAAGCTGCTGGTGTTCCCGTTGCTGACGGCCCCGTGCGTGGAGCCTGAGGTCGTGGAGTTCGGGGGGAGCCTGCGTGCCGGGACCTACCAGTTCTGCGTGGCGTTGTGCGATGAGTTCGGGATTGAGAAGACCGGATATTGCTCATTGACCAACCCAATCATGTTATTCGACCGTCAAGATATGGTTATCCGCGATGGTTTATGGGGTAAGTCAACCAATATGGGTATCCGCCTTACTGTATCCAATATAGACAAGCAGGTATCTCATTATAAGATAGGTGTTATACAGAACACGGTTGGGTTTAATGGTGAGCAAAGCCCGGTTCTTGAGTATTTCATAGAAGGTATACATCCGATAACGGAAAGGACTATCTATTATCTTACGGATCAGTATAGCGAGCGTACGACCATGGAGAAGTTATCCAAGGAAATACCGGTATATAAGACAGCCAGAGGCATGACGTCTGTCGGGAATCGTCTTCTTCAATACGGCTTGACCGTGGAGAACGAATGGAATCTTCAACCGGTCGTTAACTTCTTGGGTCATTTCGTTAAATGGCAGACATCTATAGCCACGGAGAATTTGTATAAAGACGGTGTGGCTTGCTCTAAATACGCCTCTTTCATGCGTGACGAGGTATATCCGTTGGGTATAAGATTCTTTACCAATACAGGATACAGGACGGCTAGATTCCCGCTTATCCCTCGTCCGGCCACAAGGGAGGAGATGGAGGTTATCGTTGATGAGGACGGTAACTCTGACGACCTGTCGGCTGCGTCGGTGCTGGAGAACAACCCGCAGTGCGCCGGGAACAGCCGCCGTCATCTTTGGCAGTTTAAGAATACGGCAAAGATCATAAACGACCCGTCTTGGGGATTTGATGATTTTGGAGGAGAATGCAAGAATCAGCTAGATGTCAAGCAACTCAGATATGTAGAGCAGGAATATGCCACGGTAGGAGAGACCCAATTCGTTATCAATACGATGGGGGAAGATGTTACGGTAGATGATGCTATTGATTATATCGCTGATAATATAGAGAACCTGTGTGATATCATAGAATCTAATGTAGGTATTACTGACGAGTTATGCGCTGCTATATCATTGCCAGAGGATCAAGACGGTATAAAGGCTCCCGATTTCCCTAGTGGATGTGATGATATCGAGAGGATAGAGACCAGGACTATATTGGATAAAAACTCTTTGGTGGATTCTAGGATTGATTTTACGTATAAGCTGGCTAGTGATTACGTGGAGACCGAACCTACGACATTAATACAAAGTAACGCCGAGTCACAAAGGAAATTCTCTGTATTGTGTGATTTTGATAATTACTCTAGTGGAGGCAAGAATATCATAGATCTGGTTCAAGAATGGCTGGATGGTCAGGATGAGGACAAATTCCCGTCTGATATAGACTCCTCCGCCTTGGTCTTGTGTCAGGATATGTCTAATGTCCGGCAGTTATATGATGAGGGTATATGTACTAATGGGTGCTCGGTAGGTGATCCTCATGTGAATCCTACTATTAACGATGTTCAACTTCCTACATTCCAAGGGGGTAGGTCATTGGGTAAGTGCACATATTTGTATCAATATCCCGGATGGGAAGGAAAGAAGCATACGGAGACGATGCTTGATCAGTTAATGGATACGATGGAGGCTTATTTCCCCCAATATGAGAGTCAGTTTGGTATCGAGAACGCCATGTGTCTTTTTGGCGATGGTGATAATTCTAAGTTTAATACCGGTATAACTACTGACTGGGAAGGTCGTGTGTCTGTGCAGAATGATATTGACGCCAAGACCAATTGGTTTGGTAGAAGTAACTTGACTTATTTCAAGTTCTATCCACATGTATCCTCATACGCCAGATGGGTGGAGTTGGATTACGAGAAATACATAAGTGGTTTATCCGATCCTGATAACGGTATTATGTATATAGAGATGATGGGTAACTATAATTATCCGATCGGCGACTCATCATCATACAATAAGGTTCGTATAACGTTTTTCTCGGACAAGGAAGGTACCGTGGCTCCTAATCCTTTGGCTAATGATGCCAAGAAAGGTGTTATAGTGAATTACGTGGATCATAAGATATTTATGATGCCAAAGTACTTGTTCTGGAATGATGACAAGACTACTTTCCATAAGATATATGTTTGCATCGAGCCTGCGGTATGCGTGTTCTTCACCGGTTTCGCCATGAGGCAGGACATGAAGGAGCTTGCCGGATTCTATACGGCCGGCACCGCCATCTTCCCCGCCCCGTTCTGTTTTGGCATTCGGCCGCTGGAGGTGAAATACGTGTTCTTCTTCACGAAAGAATTGAAATTAAGGAGATTTGTTACCTATGAGGCGAAATGTGTCTCATGTGGAGATAAACCCGCTGATTGCGCTCCCAGACCATATCAGTACGGTGATTTCGGATATTGGGAGTCTGCCAATAAGTATCCGGCTAATTTTGAGTTGTATGATTCAAGCAAGATCGGGATATCATCGGGAGGATCAAAGAGGAAGGATATAATAGATTCTTTGACGAAATACTATGGGTCTCCTAAATCCGTTGGGGGTAAGTCTTATTTCACCGGTAATGGGGATAACGCTGAGTACCCCAATACGTCAACCACGTTTTGTCAGAGACCTATACGTCATTACAAGTTTCCGGATAACTCTGTCGCTCCTTTCATGGGTAATCCGTCTCAACTGACCGGTCAATATGGAGTTGACTCCTATATTTATCCTATGGGGGTGATGCTTGATGACGATATCGTTAATGAGTTTCTGGATATAGCGGTAGAGAACGGTCTTATAGATAAGGCTAGAAGAGATTCTATAATAGGATATGAGTTGTATAGGGGCGATAGGACGTTGGATAAGAGCGTTATCGGGACCGGTCTGGCTTATGATATGTTTAAGTACGATGATCCCGACGGATCGGCTAACCTTTATCCTAATTACCCTTACAACGATTTGTCTGATGATATGTATATCTATAAGGATATTAATCGTGAGAAATTTATAACGCATCCGTTTAACAGGAAGGGTAATATCTGGTATTCATTCTTAAGTCCTGATATTGCCTTTAACAAGCCTGACGCTCCCACCGAGTGCCTTGTTGATGGTTATCAATTAGGTAAATCCTCAGGTATATTCAGGGAGGTGGAGGATCACCCTAAATGGACGATATTAGGGAGTAAGGCTTACAGTATGGCAACATCATTGGCTACGGTGGAGGCTATGGCTAATTTAATATCCGCTATAGCTGAGTATACATATCAGTCGGCTTCACAGCAATATGTCGGTGGAGGCGTGTTCTTTTTAGCCAACCCTGTCGGCATAGCGCTGACGGCTATCCGTCTGGCTACGGGTATCGCCAAGGCCACAGCCCAGTCCGTGGTGGATATAGGCAAGTACAGGTATCAGTGGTTAACGGCATTGATAGATAGGGGACCTAGACGGAACTATGCTTATTATTATACTTCTGTCGCTCATTATAATTTATTTTACCAAAAAATAGGGGAGTCAGAGTTACGTGGATTGTCAACGGCTAAATATATCAAGAGCGGGTTATATCCGGTAACAGATATCTCTTCGCAAGGGGAGACCGTAGGCGGTAAGCCTATTATCATAAACAACCTCGATCGTGAGCATTCATTGTTCATGTCATTTGGTATGGATAAGTATATGCTTGAATATCCGGAGTTGGTTTCAAGTTACGATACCAGCCGTATTCAGGATGAGTGTAATATTCGTAACGATGAGGTGGCTGGTATGACGCCTCATTTTATGACACGTGAATCTTTCGTATCCTGCCCCTATATGAGGATAAAGAAATATTCTCCGGCTCAATACGGGCAGATAGAGGATATCAGGTGGGTATCGTTAGGTGGTTGCGGGTTGATGGATAAGGATAAGCGTAAACCTGTTTTTGGAGGTGATGTATTTATATCAAGATTCTCGCTTAAGAGGAAGATGCCTATGTTTTATTTGACTCAGTTTGGTCAGGGGGACATGATACCATTCCCTTATTACGATTATCGAAACATCGGGTATCCCCGTTATTTCGTCAATTACGATACTGGGGAGGATTATCTTAACAAGACCGATACGGATACCGGATCGCTATACTCTTTCCCTAGCCGGAAGAGCGCTTATGAGATGGTTTGCAAGACCGGAGATATGTATCTTAGCGGTCGTTTCTTCCTATATTTCTATGGCATACCTCAGTTTCTTGTGGAGTCTGAGATCAATTGCAATTTCCGTATAGCCGGTCCTGAGCCTTACGAGGGGTTCTATCCGGAGGTGGGGGATTATATATCATGGACTCAGGAGCGTAATGTCCCTATATCAAGGGGTAATGTGTTTAAGATGAGTCCTGTGTATAAGAATCGATTTACGTTAGGTGGCAGGTCATTACCAGAGACGTATGATAGCAATTTTTGGGACTGCGCTTACCAAAGACCCAACGGCGTCATATGGAGCACCGCCGACGTGTCGGAGAACGGCATGACCGATCCTTGGCTGTCGTACAAGCCTATGGATTACCATGAGTTCAAGACCTCGTTCGGAAAGCTTATAAGCATGAAGGGAATAGAGTCGGATCAAATACTAGCTCGCTTCGAGAATCAGGTAGGACTATATAACGCTATAGACGTGCTGGCAGAAAGAATATCCCCGGAGAATAGCGAGCTAGGGACAGGTGGGCTTTTCGCCTCTCGTGGCATTGAGTATAATAATACGACGTTAGGATATTCCGGGACCCAGAGTCGGGATATGATCAGTTGCGAGTTTGGGCATTTTTGGGTCGATTTAAGGCGTGGTCAGGTGTTTAAGGTAGATTCTAATGGTAGGAATCTTACGGAGGTCACACCGGGGCTTAGAAACTGGTTTAAGGAGCATCTTCAGATGAAGATCATCCGTAGCCGGATATATAACGCTGATACGGACGCTGAGTTGTCTTATTATGATATCGATAACAAGTTCTTTGGTATAGGGCTATCCATGGGCTGGGATAATCGGTTCAAGAGGGTTCTAATAACCAAGAAAGATTATATACCGGTAGGGAATCCGAGCGAGTACCAATTCCGTGGCGGCCGGTTCTACAGGAACGGACAGGCGGTGGAGTTGCAGGACGCCAGCCATTTCACGGACGTCTCGTTCACCGTTGGATATAACTGCCTGAAGGGTGAGTGGAAATCATATTTATCCTACACCCCTGATTATTATATCGAGCACCAGCATTATTTCCAGTCCGGAAAGAACTACTCAAGTGAAAGTCAGGAGATAGGTTTATGGTCTCATGGTTTGACCAACCAATCGTATCAAGTATTTTATGGTAAGCTATATCCGTTTGTTATAGAGGTTCCGGTACGTGAGCAGTACGTGAATAAGATCCTCACCAACTACCAATATCGGATGGATGCCAGAAGATATCAGGATGAGGTTAATTACCAAATCCTTAGGACTACTGGATTTAATAAGGCATGGTTTTATAATGATACCAACAACAGCGGTGAGCTTCGGATGGTTATCGCCGACAAGAACGATATGAGCCAGCGGTTAAGGTATCCTATAACCAATGATGATAGCCGTGAGATACTGGTGACGGAGGTTGATCAGAAGATAAATATAAATGACTATTTTAACGAGGTCAAAGACGATACGAACAATCTTCCGATATGGGTTAAGGATGTGAATGACATTGGCCGGGAGATCGACCCCAGGGCTGTCGATTATCATCGGAGGTGGCGTGATCGTCTTCGTGGCGATTGGTTCTTGGCTAGGTTCGTGAATGACATTGAGAGTCGGTTCAAGATGATAGTACGTTGGTTTAGCAACGATGAGAAAGTTTATTGAGGTGATTATATACCTTTAAATATTTGATGTTATGGCAGCAGGGAAAACTAGCAGTAAAAAGAAGGGCAAATGCCCGAAATCAGGATGTATCAAGAAAGTAGGGAGTGATTGGCGAGTGGTCAGTAACAAGACCGGTAAATTATGGCCGGCTAAGTACAAGTCTAAGGCGAAAGCTAAAGGAGCCTTGGCTGCTTATCACATGCATTAGCGTATAAACGGGTACATGATTTATTATGTACCCGTTTCGTGTTTTTAGGCTTGTGATATTATGGTTATCTTTGTGAAAAACGTAATATATGTCTAAGAAGAATAAACCGGAGGAAATCCCATCGTGGATAAGGGATTTATATAAGGAGGATCTTGATCGTGTCGTAAGAGGCGAGCGTCCTATGTATTTCAGGGGTATGGATGATAGTCCTTTGAGAAACGTGTCCCCGGAGTTTGATATCCTTAGCGGAGGAGCCGCAGTTAAAGGCATGAATGGGATAAGAGGTGCGTTGTCCCCGTTGAATAATGGCATGGGTAATTATAATTTCAGTATCAGGGGTATAAATAAGAAGATCGGCGAGTTGGTTGATGAGGCGGGGCTATATTTACCTGAGAAATTAAGACCTGTATATCGGACTGTGGTGGATGCTATGTCGAGTTCCAAGGATAAGAGGTTGGGTCATATCACGCAGCCGTTGGCCAACGCCCTGTACCCAGCGGACGAGCGACGGGACCGGCGTCTGGACGGGGAGCACCCCGTTGGTTATGTGGATGCCATAGACGGCATATGGCCTAGGGAGAAATATGGGTTATGGGGAGAGAAGATTGAACGGAAAGCTGATGGAGGAGAGATGTATACCGTATCTAAAGGCGATACTCTTTGGAGTATAGCCAAAAGATTGGGATTATCTTTAGACGATATTGTATCGTGGAATAGGGATATCCCTGATATCAACAAGATACAGATAGGTGATAAGATAAAGGTTTCAGACCCATCGCTGTCAATAGAGAAAGAGGATCATGATTTGATGGATATAATATCCAGGGAGGCTGAGATCAATAAGATGAGCGATGAGGATATAATCAAGAGCGTCGATCATAAATCTAATTATGCTATTGTAGATAAGAAGAATAAAAAACTAACGGTTTATTCACCGAGCGGGGATATTCTTTATAGCACTAATAATATAGGTGTAGGTGCTTCTGGCGATGATTATAATACCTATACCAAGACGACGAAGGATAAAAAACTTATCGCCGGAGCTGGAAATATGTCTACTCCGGCCGGCATAACAAGAGTGTCAGGTATAGGCGAGTATCATGGCCAGAAATCGTTCCAGAGAGCCAGGTTTGATCCTAAGACAGGCAAGTGGGATCATGATATATCGTCATCTATGCATCATGAGGCTTCTGCTGGAAGAGGATCTAATGGGTGTATCAGGCTTCTTGGGAATACGGGGAATGAGCTGTATAATTTTATAAAGAAGGGTGATTTTATTTATACACTTCCGGAGAAAGAGGGAAGTAGGTTTGTCGTTCGTGAGGGGTCGCTTAATTATATAGCGGATAACCCTTATGGCGAGGATTCCGGTGAGAAGAGACTTTGGGATGATTATAATGTTCATATAAACAAGGATTTTAGGCCATTGAATATAAGCGTAAAAAATAGTGATATATCTCCTGATATCTTGCCTAAATGGATTTATAACGCTTATGACTCAAAGAATGGCGTCAATTCTAGCAACGCTTTCCTTGGTGTTATATCAGCCATTGATAATATAGCCAAAATGGATAAGCTGGGCAATATAAAGGAATATAGCGACGCTATATCATATAACAAGGAACGTATCATGAGTGAGTTCGATATCGATAGCTACACTTATGATAGGATGGCTATGCTTGCCATGGGTATCGCCGAGCAGGAGACTAAGTTTGGTGTATCCGCAAGATATATAGGGAAACAAGCTATCGGTGATCAAGGCGTTGATATAGCCAAGAGATTCAGGTCGTTGTTAAATGGTAACGGATGGAATGACAGGTCTTATAACTCGAAGGGTATAACACAGATAAAGATAGAAGGTGATAATGATGAGACAAAGAAGATATATAATAAGTTTGGTATAGATAAGGAGAATATCCTAAAGCCATATAATTCAGGTATAGCTACCATGTTGCGTTTGGCGTCTATATACAAGAATGAGGTTGTCGGTCGTGGCTTTAAGGATAATAAAGGTAATGATATAGACAAATTCGACGCCTTGCTTTATAAATGGATGGGTAAGGGAAGGTTATTGAATAACGGCAAGGCTTCTCCTGATGATAATGATTATATCAATAATGTAAAGAAATATATTGGCAATTTTGATTTCAAGGTTAAATATAAGGATGGTGGGCCTATTGGTGATGATCCGTTGTATGTAAGACAGGATGTATCTGATAAGGCTTCGTATTTAAAAGATATCTTAGGTAATGCCATAAGAAGAAGATTGTACGAGAATGTCACCCCCGATGTGGTGGCTTCAAATGCTAGCCTTCCTGACAAGGTCAATGAGTTTATATATGGCAGAAACGGGAAGGCTAACGTTGATGAATATAGCGATCAACTATGGGCGAGATTTTTATCTCAACCTAATAATCTAGATGGCAATAATAAGGAGATACGGATTCCTGATAATGTCATTACTGATATTGAGAAGATGTTCAATCGTGACACTAAGGATGAGATAAAGAGGTTAGATAAGAAGATTCGTGATACGGAGCAAGAAATATATGGTTCTGATACACCGGCATCAGATGAGCTTTATGGTAAATTGGAGTTCTTAAAGAAGTCAAGAGAGTGGGTAGATATTTTTGAGAAGAATCGTAATTCTGTAAGATCTGGTAAGCCTACGGTTTTTTCTGAGTACGATTTTTATCCCGAAGCTGCTGGTGAGCTTACCCCGTTATCAGGGTTTGGCAATTTTACAATTTATAGGCGTCCGGATGGGAGGTTAGGTGTTTACGACGTGTATGATTTTTATAGCGATGATCAAGAGTTTCCTGTCAATATAGCTACCAAGACGCTGGATGCTATAGGTAATAAGTTTGATGAGAGAGGTTCGTTTAAGGATTATAGTCCTCTCCCGGAAAGCGGGAAGGAGGCTCTTGTCCGTAACGCTATTATGTCTAAGAATAAGTTAGAGAATAAGGAAGATGGAGGGCCGGTTGATACAGGGCGAGATTACGGGTCTGGTAAATATGTTATTGATCCAAACAGATCAGAGGATAATAAGATGGCTGTGTATGATGAGATATGGGATTATCTGACTGATAAGAAGGGAATACCACAAACACAAGCCATCGGTATCCTGTCGAACATCGCCGCCGAGTCCGGAGGGGACACCGAAGCCCTAGGCGCCGCCGGTGATTTTGGCATCCAACAATGGCTTGGACCGAGGAAGAAGGAGCTACAGCGCAGGTATGGGAAGAAACCGACATTGACACAGCAGTTGGATTATCTCGTGGATGAGTATCAAGGCAAGGTCCCGGGGTTAGGTTGGAATTACATCAATCAAGGAAAGTTTTTTGACAAGGACGCTCAAGGTAATGTATATAATTACTATATGTATTCTAAATCCGATTTCGATAACGCCGTCAACTACAAGGACGCTACCGTGGCATGGAATCAAGGATACGGTAGGCCTCTTGGATCGACCTTAAGAAATGAGAAGAGATTTGAGTTCGCTGATATGTTCGCTAATAGGTATGGTGTCCCGGAGAACGAGCCAATGAGATACGAGTTCGGACAGCGGGATTCGGGCACGGGGGACGGAGGTCAGCAGCCCGTACCTGAGACGGTAGCCCCTGCCGATCCTTCTTTGGCTTCTCGCCCATCTATGGATATTTGGTGGGAGAAGGAAGGCCAAGACCTGTTATATAAGATGCTAGCTCAATCCGGCGCTAACGAGAAAGCTATAGAGGACATCGCCAATAATATTAAGAATGATCCTCAATCGGAGGCGCAGATAGCGGAGGCCGAGCGTATGCGTAGGGAACAGGCAAAAAGGCGGTTGGTTCTTAATATGATACCGGGGTTAAGCCTTAACATAAAAGGTGTGAGTAGAAATAATAGTTAGTATTTTAATGATAAATAATTTGTTATGAATAAGTTGTTGTTTTTATTTGATATGTTATTTAAGGGGGCTTGTTTTACCCCCCCCACCCCTAGTAGTTTAGGATGGGAGAATAGATGGGTAGATGCTATGGCTGATGATAGGAGGATGGTTATGGCATTGTTAGTAAAATATCTAAGGGGAGGTATGTTATGAGAAGACGTGTAATGACAGGCCCCAAAAGCTTGGATGTATTGTATACATACACTTATAATAGTAATAATTACCATACATTTGTGGCTCCAAAGTCGGCGTATTATTATGTTGAGTGCTGGGGTGGTCAAGGTAATTATGGTTACAATGATAGCGAAGATAGGTTTACCAGATCTAATGACCCTGGGTATGGTGGATATGTGGCTGGATTTATCAAGTTAGTTGGTGGTGATATCATTTATGTGTATTGTGGAAATGGTGGACTTAAGCAGACGAGTAATGTTGTAAAATATAATTATAATGGAGGAGGTTCAGGGCATTCAATGACTAATGAGAGCGCTGGAAGGTATATCTATGAGGGAGCCGGGGGCGGAGCTACAGATTTGAGGTTGTCCAACAATAGCGATCCTCTAAACGTAGATTCTTTAAAGACCCGTATTATGGTAGCCGGGGGAGGCGGTGGAGGATGTGAGTATTATTTTATTGGGCATGGAGGATCAGCGGGAGGGTTGAAGGCGTATCTGGGGGGCTATGCCAAGGGAACTCCTGCATCCCAAGTAGCGGGAGGATCTAACTCCGACAATAATTTAACTAACGGAAATAGAGGTCTATTAGGAGTGGGAGGAGGATGTGGCTTTGATGGCGTTTCGTATTCCTCTGGTGGAGGAGGAGGCTTTTATGGAGGACCAAGCGGCGGGATATCGTCGAACGCTATTCAAGCTGGTGGTGGAGGGTCCTCGTATATATCCGGTCATCCGGGATGCGTGAAATATGATAAATATGTATTTACTAACACTAAGATGATAGATGGGAACGGGTTCGTATGGACAGATGTGAAAGGGGAATTAGAAAAAATGCCTAATCCTTTGGGTGGATTATATGATTTAGGAAAGGGACATATAGGCTCTGGATATTGTCGTATATCTATATTCCAATAAATATTTATATATCTAATCAGTTTAGTGTTATATTTGCGAAGTAATTAAACGTTTTAGATATGAAAAGATTGTTATTTTTATTTGCTATGTTATTGACGCCGTTCGCTTTGATGGCGCAAGAGGTAATCCCATCAGAAGGGACTATCACCATTGATCTAACTACCTTTACCGGCATCATGGCTTTTGTCACGATGTCAGCTACCCAACTAGCCAAGGTAGTGCCGTATATTGACACCCATAAGTGGGCTAAAGTCCTATCCGCCGTAGTCATAGGTATGCTGGTTTGTATATTAGCGTGGCTACTAAAGGTGTCTCCATTGCTTATAGGGAGTGAATGGTGGGAGGCTCTATTATATGGAGTGGCTGTAGGTCTCAGTTCTGCCGGTTTCTATGATTTGGTTAAGGCTATAGGATCATTATTCATAAAAAGAATTTAATTCTGTACATAATAATAGCATTTGCTGAGAGACTCATCGTTGTGAAATGATGAGTCTCTGTTTTTTTAAATTATCTTTGTGTCAGAACGAAATTAATTAGACATGAGCAAATACGTAATCAAGAGGAAGATACCTAAATATCAAGAGGCCGGGGAAGTCGGGTCGTATATGCTTGGTAATATGGACGGTATACAAGGGTTAGGTATAGAACCTTTGGTGAATACCAACCAAGGATTACCCGCGCCGGTCAATCCGCTAGGGATATATTCTTTGGATACTCCAGATCAGTTGAGGACTAAATACGCTAATGCTTTTGATCAGGATAATGTGTTTCCGGCTAGCTTCAAGGGTAGTTTACAGCGTATAGCTGAGAATTATCAGGACAATGGTATTACGCTTAATAACATAACTGTTAACGATGTTGATAAGTCTAAGACCGGTTCAGGCGAGACGGATGTTTTTGATTTTACCACCATCCCCTACTATGGCGCTGATGATATAGGGTCTAGATTCACTCAGATGGGTCGTGGTATAGGGCGTATGAGAAGCGAGGGATATGGTGATTTATCCACTGGGGCTAAAACAGCTAATACGATAACCACCATAGCCTCAGGAATTAGTGGTATCATGGGGTTGGCTCGTAACGTGGTTTCTGGGATAGCGTCAGAGAAAGGTACTCGTACCAATATCAGGTTAGCTCAGGAGCGTGAGGCCAGACAAAGAAGGCAATCCCAGATGCAGTACAAGGATGGTGGGGGTGTTTATCTAGGACCTAATAATAGGTTCGATAGCGGAAGCCTTACCGGTGAGTACCTGTATCCGTTACCTAAGTCGATGGAAGATCAAGCCAACGTAGAGGTCGAGAAGGGTGAGTACGTGACGCAGCCCGGAGAGGCGCCGATGGAGGCTATGGGGCAGAAGCACGCCGATGGTGGAACCCCCGTTTCCTTGGAGCAGGGAACGAAGGTTATTACCGACGACACAACCATAGAGCCGGATTTCGCTAAATACATCAGAGATACGTATGGGATCAAAGCCACGCCTAAGGATACGTATGCTACGTTAATGGACAGGTATAAGGCTAAGATCGGTCTTAAATCGGCTTACGATGACCAGAAGAAGGCATTGGAGAAGCTGGAGAAAAATAATAAGATAGATGATGAGAATACAAGGCGTTTAAACGCCTCCGTATTGTCAAAGGCTATAAATGATAGCAACGATATCGTTAATGGATTAGAGGGAAGATTTACGGACTTCGCTAACGTCATATACAAGGAGCAGGAAGACCGGAAGATGAAGAAGGATGAGGATACGTATTTCGCTAAGGGTGGTGAGATAGATAACATCATATCCAGATCCATGAAAGAATACGGTCTTACGGAGGAGGATATAGCTGAGGCCAAGAAAGAGCTGCTTAAGAAAGTGGCTGGTATTCGCCAGAAGATGGAGAAAGGTGGTAGTTCTTTATTCGATTATCTACTTACTTTCCGTCCCGTAGAGAACAAGTATAATAATAAGGATAACACGTTTGGGTATCAGCGTCAAGGTCAGGATGGCTCTTATGGCGGTATTAATACCGATGAGAGACTGGAGTATTATAAGACGTTCATGCCTTTGGCTTATGATGCTTATATGAGCGCTCCGAAGGCTACTGCCGCCAAGGCTCTTCAGGATGCTATATACAGCACTACTGGTGGGTGGATGGGCTTGGCCACGGCGGAGAACCCGATCATCGCCAACGCAGAGGCGCTTCGGGATTATACGACACTCGTTTCCTTTGGAGGCGAGGATAGCCAAGGTAATTACCCGGAAGATAAGAAAGCCTCATATCATGATAGGATGAGAGACAATAAGTTTGGTCAATATTCCTCATCTCGTCCTATGATCGGTCTGGATGTTGTTACAGAGGAACAGCATAAAGCTCTTAACGACGCTGGTATCACTCATTTTAGCCAACTATTCTCTGACAAGAACAAGGATGTCGTTAATAAGATACTTGGCGAGGATATGCTTAAGATGCAGGCATTGAGATCCATGAAAGGAATGGAAGGTCTTGATTTTATACTTGATCCTCATAAGGTGGCTCCCGGTCCTATGGATATAGGTGATGTGGAGGAACCTAATATTAAGCTGGAAATGCCTGAGCTGATTGATCCTAATACACTCCCTAAGACCAATACAAATGCCGGTACTAACACCGGTAAGACTAATAATGGTAACGGGAACAGGAATATAGTGGGTGGTGGCCTTGACTTCCCTGAGGTGTTCAGGATGACCCCGGGAGCCGTGACAACGGAAGGTCTGGAAAGACATTACGCTCCTACCGTGGATCCAGTGTTGAGATCGGCTGATCAGTATATGGTTGAGGCTAATCGTGCTTTCCAATCGCAATTGGATCAGATGGGTAATGTTCCGGATTCCCAGAGAGGGGCTTTGTCGTCCAACTTACAGGCTATCATGAGTTCCAATATAGGTAGATACATTAATGAAGTAGAACAAGGGAACGTGGCTCAAAGGACTTGGGCTGATAATGTAAACGCCCGGACTTGGACTGATACGTATAATAAGAATATAGCTCAACGTCAGGGTTATCAAAGTCGGATATTACAGGCTTTGGCTAATACTGACGAGAACTGGGCTAGGTATTTCGATAGCGTAAATGACGAGATCCAGCAGAAGTGGAATACGGCTACGACCATGAATACATTAAGGTCTATATTCGGGGATGTAAAGATTGGTCCTAATGGACAATTAATCGCTGATCCTCAGGGAGATATATTGAGTTATAGGAGATTATATCCTGCTCAGGAAGTAACTAAAGGCAAGAAAGGATAAAGGATGGCTTCACAATATAGTATATTAAGGAATTACGGCAAGTATGTATCGCCCTACAACATGGATGTCATGATGCAGGGGATGGGGTACATGCAGCAGAAGATAGATACCAATCGGCAGGCTATAAACGAGTATGCTGATTATATTATCAATTCTGACATTATAAAACCTCAGGATAGGGAATATCTTCAGAATAGGTTAAATGGGCTGATACAGGACGTGAATAACGTGTATCGTAAATCTAATTTGGCTTCCGACGGTATAGCCAGAAGCATACAGGCTCGTCTTGGAGAAGCTCTGGATACCCGTGTGTTGAATGCTATTGCCGGTACTAGGGAGATCCGGGCTTTTAGCGAGAAGATGGAGGATATGAAGCTGAACAATCCCAAGATGTATAGTCCTATAAACGAGGCTGAGGCTTTTGCGGATGCCGTGGCTTGGATGAATGACGGTCAGGTAGGGACACGTCTTAATCCTATACATTATACCCCTTATACGGATTACCACGCTGAGATTGATGAGAAGATGAAGAATTTCATCTCCCTTAACAAGGGGAAGAAAGTCAATGTACCGGTGACTGATGCCAATGGCAACAGGACGGGCGAGATGCGTGAGATGTATATAGATGAGATGAGTTACGCTCAGGTCAGGGATATAGCCATGGCTTCTATATCTGAGAACGGTAAGGCTCAGATGCAATTAGAGGGAAGATATATGGCTAGAACGAATCCTGACTTATTTAATGTTCAAAGCACCTCAGATTTCCTTAAAGGGTATATTGATGATTTCAGTGTCAAGGAAGAATCCATACGAGCCAAGCTAAAGGGCGTTGGCAATGACAAGGCCAAGAGGGCTAAGTTGGAGTCGGAGCTGGCGGATATTATCAAGCAGAGAAATGATTTCGTGGAGGAGGCCGAGGGCGTTATCGGTAGCAACTACAGCCCGGAGCGAGCCGGCATGTTCATGGTACGACAGCAGTTCCTTCGTGGCGTCGGGCTGAGATGGTCTTATAATAACTCATACGAGACGTTGGGTGTTGATGATTATTATTTCAAGGCTAATCAGCAGATGATGGAGAGAGCTAAGTTTAATGAGACAAAAAGGCATAATCTAGCCATGGAGAAAGCAGCGTTGATGAGAGCCAGCAAATCGGGTAAGTCGGAGAATGGAGGTGGCGGAGGTGATGACACGACCGGGCCTACCGTGGTTACCAAGAGCGCAAACCTTGACGATGTGAGCATAAGCGATGAGTTCATGAACGGGTTCATAGCCAACGAGAAGGCGGTAACTACCGGCATGGGTAATTTCGTTAAGTCATTATCAGATGACGCTAGAAGGAAGATCGACGCATGGGCGTCTGATCCTGAGAATAGTAACGTGGTCAAGGATATGGATAACGATCAGGTTATCATGGCTTATTTCAAGGCCAATGGAGGGTCAAGGAACGAGTTGCTTGATTACAATGGTCAGGATAGTTACCTGAAGCTTCTTGGGTTAAATACTCAAAGAGGGAAGTATAATAAGATCAATGATGGATTCAATAAGGCGGAGAACGCTGTTTTGGATGGCGTTGACGCTATAGTCGAGAAAGAGGCTAAATCTTTTGGTGGATCAGGCATAGATGTTAGTTACGGATTTGGGACATTTAATCTTGAAGATATCAACAGCAATGGTGATAAGGTTTTTGATATAGATGGGATAAATGACATAACATTAAATGATTGGGCTAAATTATCGGCATATAGCTCTATTCTTAGTAATAGTGTTAAAATGACCGATCTTATTCATGCGGCCACTCCTGGTGTCCATAACCCTATTGTTTTAGGGGATGTCAATTCTGGAGAGGCGGCTGTATTGGTGAATAGGATAAATGATTTGATGGGTACGTCATTGACATTGGATGATATTAATTTATTATCTCTTATTCCTATGGATGTTTCTGATGACGGTAATATGATAAAGGTGCTGACTGATGGGCTGTCTGATGGCAATAAAAGGAATGTGGCCGTAGCTAAGGCCATGTATGACGAAATGCAGAAAGAACAATACGATGTGTTTAGGCACAAATGGAGTCGTGGCGATCTGGGAAGGTTGGCTGATGACGCCAAGCGAGCCGGCGAGGATTACTTGAGACAATATCGTCATGAGTACGCCGAGCGTGAGTATATCTTCTCCGGCGATTATCCGTCTAAAAGCCAAGCCGAGTATGATTATATAAAGATTAGTGACCTGTTCACCCGTGGTGGCGGTTTTATCCCCAAGGATGAGGATAATGCCAATACGAAGATAACGTTTACCATATCCCCTATAGGTGATGGTAATTATCAGATCATTGGCAATAATGGAGGTGATGGTCGATCTGTTGTTGAGGTAAGCGAGGCTGATCTGGCTGCGAATGGACTTACTTTCTACAAAGAGGATGTAAGCATCCCGTCCGAGACCTATGATTCCGGTGTCGTACCCATATCTTTCGCCAGCTCAAGCAACAACGCTTATGGGAAGATGGCTAAGTCATTGTTGGTAGCTCCATTCGCTTACGCTAGCGGGGCCAAGGACACGGTAATGCCTTATATAGATATGTTTACGAATATAAATGACGGTAATATCAGGAAGAATCAGATGATGATCGCTACTGACGTGTTGTTCGATAACGCTTCTATGTACGAGTTAAGGGCTTCCGGATATAAGTATAATAATGGTTCTTCTGGGATAAATGTTGATATATATAGCAAAGGAGGGGCTAGAGAGGGTAATACCCCGTTGTATTCAATTGATCTGGATGGCGTTAACTATGCTGATGAGGTAGCAAGGAAGATCGACTTCTGCCCGCAGTATTATTTGGTCATGGCATGGCAACAGATACTTAGCAAGGAGAATGAGGTGTATTGGAGGAGCGAGGGAAGATCTACTACTGATGATTTCGAGAGCTTCATCTCGCCCATAGCTGATATGATTGATCAGGAGATAAGAAACAGGAATAACGGAAATAGTGGAAATAATGGAAACAATGGAAATCTATAATAATACCTCTAACGGAAAGGATCTTGCCGAGAAGTACAGATATCCTACCATAAACGTAGATAATATAAAGGCTATTGGTACGGATCCCTATGATATACCGGATCGTGACCTGCCTCCGGTATTGGATCCGTATTCCGCTTCCGAGAGATCAAAGTCCCAGATACCGTCATTGTCGGAGAGGATCAAGAATACTGTTAAGACAAATTATTATGATGATATGAAACATATGTCCCCATTAGGATATATGGCTTCTGATCAAAGCTATAAGGGCAGGTTTAATCTTACTGGTCCGGAGATATCGTTGGAGGATTCAAGGTATCGACTTAGTAGCGGTACTTGGATACCTAAATACGAGTCTTATATCCCCGGTGTAGATAACGACACACGTTTATCTAGGAGTCAAGGTAGGACTGAGAAATGGATGAGAGGTTTTGGGAAATTTGTAGGTAAGGCCGCTTTGTATGGATTAGGTGGTGTTATTCAGCCTTTTTATGGTATTTACGCCGGTGTATCCAGAGGTAATTTTAACGCTGTTTTTGATAACGATTTCACGAGATGGTTGGATGATCAGGACAAGAAGATGGATTACGGTCTTGCTCATTATTACAATCGAGAGGAGCGGGACATGAACTTCCTTCAAAGCATGACCACGGCTAATTTCTGGTCTAACGATTTTTTATCCGGTCTTGCTTTTACCGCTGGAGCCATGTTATCGTCAGCCGTATATTCCGGCGCTGGATTGATGAACTTAGCTCGTACGGGAGCTAGGGCGGGCGTGGCTTTGGCTAGGATAGGCAAAGCGGCTTCGGATACCAAGAAAGCGTTCGGCGTCTACCTTAGGGCCGCCCGTACGGGACGGAGGATAGGCAAGGGACTGGACACCCTCGCTTTCCTTGGCACATCTACCTCGTGGGAGGCGTCTGTCGAGGCCAGAAGCATGCTGATGGAGGCTGAGGAGAATTTCAGGCAGTCTTACCGTAACGCTTATGGAAGGGAAGTCCCATATGAGGAGCTTATGAAGTTCAGGGCTGATAATGCCAATGCCGCTAATGCTGTATTCGCCGCCAACGTCGGCATATTGTCATTATCCAATATAGCTATGTTCGGTGATATGTTCGGCATGGATCTTGGCGTGGATAAGTTTATAAAACGCAATATATTTGGCGTAGGGGCTGAGAGGATGGATAACGGTATGTTAAGAACCATAACGCCAAAGAAATGGCAGAAAATAGCCGGGAATACGTTCAATATTATCAAGCGCCCAGTGTCAGAAGGTCTTTATGAGGAAGGTCTTCAGGGAGTGGCTAGCAAGTCCGCCGAGGATTGGGTAGAATCAAGATACAATCCTATGGCTATCCGTCAGAACATAGGTTATATGGAGGCTATAAAGAACGGGTTCAAGGAAACATACGGGTCTAGTCAAGGCTGGAAGGAGATCGGCATCGGTATGATTATCGGATCGGTTATGGGTGGAAAGACCTTTGGAGGTATAAAGGAATGGAGCCAAGACATGTCCCGGAACAAGGGGATGGTGGAGGCCTACAACGCCAATGCCGGCGCCTTGACCGAGGCCGCTGTCCGTGCTATTCGTGGCAGTATGGCTCTTAACGCTCAATTATCTGGCGTAGACACATCGTACGAGAGTGATGGTAGGATCATAAATAAGGATTTTAGTGACGCCGTATTCAATCGTCTCCGTTATGATTCGGAGATGGGGATGTTGGATGATACCAAGGAGAATTTCAGGACGGTAGTCGAATCTATACCTAATAGCGATATAGCGTCCGATATGAATATGACGGATGAGCAGGTTAATGAGTATAAAGCCGATCTTGTCAACGAGTTTAATAAGAAGGTGGATAATTTTACCATGGCCAATAGGTTCGCCGACTCCCTTACCGATGGTATATCCAATAGGTCGTTTAACGCCTATATCTCCAATATGGCTTATAATGGCCTTGAGGCGAAGGATAATTTGAACGATATAGCCAATCAGTTAAGAAGGATATACAATACGGATATAGGTCCCGCTCTTGATATATATTCTCGTCTTAATCCTGATTCGAGCAGGGATCTTGAAGAATTAAGGAAGCTTACGGATGATATACAGAGGATGGAGAAGAATATCTTGAGGCTTCAACAAAGTGTCGCGTCGAAGGACGCTCTTGAATCTGATAAGGCTAGGTTGGTCAAGGAGAATGATAGGCTTCTTAAATTAACAGAGGATAGGATCGCATTGGAGAGGAAATTAACTACGTTAATTAACTCAGAGGCTGATATATCTAAGTTGTTCTTAAATAGAAATGATTCAAGGATCAGTGCCGCTGATCTTATGGCGGCTTATGATACTATAGCTGATTTTGAGAACGTCGTATCTATCCGTGGGGTTGATAATTATAAGGAGGCTATGGCATTGCTTAGTGAGTATCGTCATAATCTTGTGGCTTATAAGAATATAAACGAGTCTCTTCGTCGTATGCGTGACAGAAGATTCATCCGGGCGCAGGAGCGCGGGTTCATGAAGATATTATCGAACGTATGGGGTAAGACTTATGAGGAGGATGATAGCAAGTATGATTTCAGGAATACTGATAATCCTGATGCCAATGATCTTTACGCCAACGACCAAGCTATAGACAAGGCTTACCAAGATGGTCTTATAGGGGAGGATGAGGCATTTATGTTCAAGACATATAATCATATGATAGCCAGATCTATGGAGAACGAGATTAAGACCGATGAAGGTAATATAGTCGAGAGGGTTCCTGATGATGAGGATATCATAAATCCTTCTGACGATAGAATCAATAATATAGCTATAAAGATATGGAACGGTAATGAGGATGTCTTATCTCCTAGGGAGAGACAGATATATGATAATAACAAGCCTCGTGTCGATAGTCTAGTTAACGGGTTTGGGGATAATCCTATTTCAAGGATCAATAAGGCTAGATCGATAATAGATAGATTGAAGATCCATGATAATATTTATGATAATATCAAGGACGCTGTTGATGATATTGTAGATATGAATATCAATGGTCTTGATCAGGATCAGATCAAAGAAGCTATAAAGACTTATAATGATCTTATGAATGAGGCTGACAATGGCAATGAGATTGATCAGGATAAGCTTAATGAGGCTATTGATATTATCAATAACTATTCTGATGATCCTCTTCTTCAATTCGTGGAATGGATGAGGTTGTATGATAATGGAAGTATAGCTGTCAAGGATTACGATAAATCCATACCTATGGGTGATGTCCTCACAGAGAGCGAACCCGGGACATCCACCGGCAGGACGGAAGTTAACGCCGCCCAGAACCCGGTGGTGTTGATGGCCCAGAAGAGAGAGATCGGTGGGGTCATGTATTATGAGGTTGGCGGAATGAGACTTGACAGGTTTATGGACGGTCTTGGGCTTAAAAGATCTGATGCCACTGATACTGATAATGGAAGGGTGATGGATTTCACCAACGGAACCGACATATTTACTGTTATAGAGTCAGATAACCACTCAAGATGGATGATTAGCGAGGATGACGCTCAGGCTTTCGAGAACGCTACTGGTGTCATATTGGGGCGGCAGACCGCCTTATCGACCTCCAACTGGTTCATGGTGTATCGCAAGGGGCAGGATGGATCTATTGTCCCTTATTATACGGGTGATACGTTTGGATCTAACAACGAGTCGGTGAATCAGGAAGCAGCGGCTAGCCTCCGCAAGGGTGATATGGTAAGGTTTAAGATGGATATGTCAGATCCATATACCAAGGAATTGTATGATAAATACAATAGTCTTAACGCCGTTGACCCTAATTCTGATGAGACTAAGTCGGCTTACCGAGAGCTGGTTGATAATATGGTTATTAAGATCGTGGATAGCGACGGCAATTTCGTCTCGGTACTGAAAGCCAATGACCCGGATTCAAAAGGAAGTAACGCTGATTTAAGGAGTAGGGCCTTTGAGTTATATAGGGATAATATAGGATCTGTTATTGGCGAGATTGATATACCGTTCGTAGGTACAGTTACCAGTGTTTTGCCGGGAAGACCTAATTTTAGCGTAAGTGATGATAATGGTACGTTGATGGTATCCGAGAATGATTTTACCAACGAGACGGTTGGTAAAGTCGAGAGCGTAGGATATATAGAGAATGGGGAGGTTACGATGAGGGATGATATTAAGTATAATATATTCCCGTTCTGTACGGCTATCGTCAGGGACAAGTATGGTGACTATAAAGATTCACGTATCCCGGTCGTAGCTATAAAGACAGGAAATGGAAGAAATTACCTGTACCCCGTAAGATTGAAAAATCAGGATATATCGTCATTCTCATCCATGATCGGATCGATGGCTGATAGGATTACGGAGGGTCTAGGCGGAGGCGTAAGTATTGATGATATAATGGATCTTAATAACGCTATAGCCAGATCAGGGTTGGATAATAAGGCATATATGATTCCGCTGGCGGGAGACGTGGATGTTATCAAGAACCGGCTTGAAGCTATCAAGGAAGCGGCTAGCAGGATGCCTATGACCGCTGACGTAAGAGGATGGATAGGCGATTCTAGGACTAAGGAGGATATTTTGATGAATGACGTTACGATTAATATTGATCTTAACAACGATCCTTTCATAGCACCTAAGTTCAGAATGAGTATTAGGAGGGATGAGACGTTCTTCGAGGATACGGAGACCCCGTTCGTCAACCCGTCTGACCTCCAATCGGGGCCCGCCTCGCCTGCGAAGGCTGCCGAGGACAAGTCTTTGGTTTCCGACGGTAACGTAGTATCCGGAGAAAATGAGGCGGAAAATCCTTGCTAGGTAAATTTATTCATCTTATCTTTGCGGTGTCAGTCCATCACCTGACGAGTAAGATATTTAAAAGTTGGTCCCTGTCGGGTGTGTGATGGCCCCGGTGGGGACTCTTTATATTATGCAACTAGATTCTTTTTTACACCGGAAGATCATGCAAGACCTACGTATCCAGCGAGTAAAGGTCTTGATGATGTTATACACCAGTAACTATTTTGTCAAGGTCAGACAAAAGCAGTTACTTGATCATACATACGCATTAAGCAGGGATCAGGCTTTTGATTATATGACTGAGTTCAATAAAAGACTTAGTGATAAGGTTGGTATAAAATGTACGATGGATATCCTTCTACCTACCGATGATGATAATGCTAACATCATAATTGAGCACAATGGTATTATCAAGAAGTTAATGAAGGGAGCCGAGAAGCTGGAACTTGATACTGATGCTATCAAAGCCATGATGTGTGATCTTCTTGATGAGTTGAAGGATGATATTGATCTTAATATCCTGATATTTGACGTAAGCCAGTTGCTTATAAAATACAATTTATTTAGGTTGGAGGCTATAACCGAGCAGGAGTTCAAGAACTCTTTTGTCAGGATGGATAGTAGGAATATGGAGATAAAGAAACTAACTTTATCTGATATCAAGAAGGTGGTGGAGATGATAGAGGATAGGTATAGCTACGCTTTATATATGACAGAGGAATATGGCTGATTACATTTTTTGTAAAAATATCTCTTGTTTGTTTGTAGTTTCAAAATAAGGTCTTATATTTGCGGTGTCCATCCGTTATTGGGCCATAAGAAGATATTAACTCGCCTAGGCGTAGGCGATAGATGAGGGCTATTGGTGGAATAACGGACGCCAATGGTCCTTGTTGTTTTATATTATGGATAAAGAACATATTTTGAAGTTATATGACGATTTGAATTATTTTTGTCAAAAGAGAAAGTTGAAATATACTGATCCTCCATTATATTCAGAAGAACTATATGTTGTTGTAAGGAATTTTGTAGACGATCTTAAATATGTTGATAATAATGACGTTTTAATTATCAAGGATTGCACTATAACTTCAAGTGATAGCGATTATGGTAATTTTATTCATTATGCATTGATAATGCTGTTTGGTCATAGTGATTTTGATTTCGATTATACCTTGATGTTGTACAATCGTTTTATATCGGCAGCTATAGAATATGAGGATGAATTATATAAATATGGCTATGGAGAATATATTCTTGATAAGATGTGCATAGATCATATGTTTAATGGCGTTGTTTATAATATAACTATATTGAATACGGATAGTAACATTGATAGCATTAAATTCACTATTTCCAATAAATTGAAAGCTAATAGAAAATTGGCCGAGTTTGTGAGTAGAATGATGCCTAGATGTATGAGTTTTGATATTTATGATTTATACGATTTTACAATGTGTGCTATTTCTTCATTAAGGGAAATATCACGTAGTGATAATAAAAAGATGCAATTTACTTATATTGGATTAGATGCAAACAATGGTCTTGTAAAGATTGGTAAATCTAAGGATATATGTGCAAGAGAGAAAGCGTTGAGGGTTGCTAATGTGTATTTTCACATGATAGCATATGTAGATAAGGATATAGAGTCTATTCTTCATTCTAAATATAGTGTATATAATATTGATAGAGAATGGTTCCATTTAAGGAAAGATCAAGTCGAAGACATTATTAAAAAACATGATTTTAATATTGTAGAAAATAATAAAAGATATTTTGATCGTATAGGAGATTTTCGCTAAACGATAAATTCCATTTTTTTTGTAATTTAGGATTGAGCTTTTGCCTGTCCGTGAGGATCGGCAAAAAGATTTGTACTTTTTCAGAGTAAACATAAGGTTTGTTATTATGTTGTTATTTAGTATCCCGTCCGCTCGTGAGAGTAGGCGGGATTTTCTATCTTTGTGACAAAACGATTTAGTAATGGGCAGATCTTGTTATGTTATAAAAAATAAGGAGGGTAGGGTAGATAATGTCCTTGCCCCTAACAACCAACCATCCGGATTATACCAAAGGGCGATGGAGGTGCTTGGTGACCAGAAGCAGGCCTTATCGGTCTGGGGTACGGCCTACTCCTCCGACTTCGTGTCCTTCTTTGGCGACTGGATGTCCATGCCATCAGAATATGATTTGGATAGTAACGGGGAACCTAGGTATGATGATGTTATGTCATTTATCAAGCGAAAGAACTATTTCGCCGGCAATTTCATGGCCGATGAGGTTAAGGATATCAATAACACCCTTACTTCTTTGGGTGTTGATAATATCAATGATCTTAATGATATGATCGTATCTAACTTCCTTTCCGGCGGTGATATATTCCTCAATAGGTACAATCTTGAGCGATCTGGGATGTATGACGCTGATGAGATTGATAATATCATGACTAACCGATCGGAGTATGAGCGGGTAAGGGATATGATGAGGAGGATTGTCGATTTTATGTCTGAGGGGAATCTTAATGAGAAGGATATGTATTTCCTGTCCTCCGAGTCAGGCCTTGGTGATGATTATATGATATATGAGGATACATATGACTCGTTAGGAAAGAGAAGGGGCTTGAATCCAATAGAGGTAAGGGATACGATCATGAGGGCGGTAGGCGGTATCAGCGACCGCCGGGAGTTCGATCAGGCTTTCGCCTCCATCCCATACCCTTCCTTGGCACTCCGGTATCAGGAGGATCAGGATTACGCAGATCGGATGTATGACACGTATCGTAATATGACCCGTATGGAGGTTCGGAGTCAGGACGGAAATACGATTACCGACTCGTACTTCAATAGTACCACACCGTATATCAGTATGCCTAAGGATATGAAGGGTCTAAGGGATAAGGTTGGGGAGATAATCGATATGGATGATTTTAAGGACATCAAGGACGTTGCCGGACGTCTGCATGACATAGCCATGGATCTTGCCGACATGGGTGTGGATATAAGCGAGGCGATCAGCGATGAGATGGTTATATCCAGACCTGAGGATATCCGTGATCTTATGGCGTCGCTGGACGTCATGTTGTCTTCCATACAGGCCGGCAATTCGGTATACGATAGCTTTATCTCCGATCTTGATAGGATAACAGGAAAAGGGAATCCGATATACGAGGTTCAGGATACTTATTCTACTGGGGATAGGATGGTGTATGTAAGGTCCGGGAATACATCCCCTTCCGATATGTATGATAGGAGCATGTTGTATATTAGTAGGAATACGTACCATAACACGGCCCCGATAACCGACACCGATCAGGCTTATGAGATGTTGGCCAATATCGGGATAGAGCGACCCTCGTACTTGCCGGCTGGCGTGGTCCCCGCCGGGGCTTCCCGTTCCGATATTGGCGTGGTCAAGGATAATATAAAAAAGCTGGTTATGTCCAACATCTCATCCTCGAATACCGAGAACATGATCCTTACCAGATTGATATACCAGCATCCCGTAACCCCTAAAATGGATGATGTCGATATTGATCGGGAGTTCAGGAGATACGAGGCTAGGCAGGGAAAGGATCGGGATTTTATCAAATCCTGTACCTCGTTGAGGAAGATCCAGATCAAGGAAAGGTTAAAAAAATCGGATTTATATAATAATGTCTTACGTTTCCTTGATTTTAATGGATTTTATAATGTATCTTTGAACCACCATGACAGAGGTACGTTAAAAAGCATGGAGATGTCGTTGCCGGAAGGTCGGGTAAGGGATCTTCTGTTTGACGTGGCTATCGAGTCCGGTGACAGTAGCATGAGAAACCTTTTCTATCTGGATGGTCAGGATAGGATGATGGATGTCGGGTTTTACAGGTATCTGTACCAAAGGAATCCGGGCCTGCTCCGGGAGGTCAACGGCGGCGTCGAGGCGAGACCGGACGGTTCGTTCTTGGCTCGTGGGAGGTATGATGATTTCGTGTCATTCCAATCCGGCTTATATGAGAAGGTAGGTGAGACGGTTGATGGTGCGATATACAGGTTCGTTGATGATCTTATATACTCCGATCCATCATCATATCAAGAAAATATGGTACGAAGGATGGGTGATGTTACGGTAAGGAGTGACGATAACCGCCTGTCAAGGATAGAGGATAATCCCTCATCCAGTAAGATAGTTAATGAATACACTGCTAATACAAATAAATTAATGCGAGATTTTTCGTGTAGTTAATCTCTCTTTGGCGTCGTGAGACGTTTTCTTTCGAGCATTGAAACATTGAATTTATGGATTTGCATGAATCCGGGTCGTAGTGATACGTTCCGGATTTTTTGTCTTGTATCGGTTCTTATTAATCCCATTTACAAGACATTAAGTACTTTGATGATGACACATATCACGATTTTAGGACTGTTAATTTTTGAACTTTGTAACGCCCGCCATCAGGTGGGGTTATTATTAATTCAAAAATAAATAGACATGGGTACAAGTGGAGACAAAATCGTTTTGTTAGACGGTATGGGTTCCGGTAGTGGAAGCGCCACTAACGGTTTATTATCTATGATTCCGGGTATGTTCGCCAATTTGATAGGCGGAAATAAGATGGATCCGAACTTGGTAGCGGCTTTGATGAACGGTCGTAACAACCAAGACGGTTTCGGCGGGGCTAACGGTTGGTGGTTGTGGATCATCGTCCTGTTCTGGTTATGGGGTGGCCGTGGCTTTGGCAATGGTTTTGGCAATGGTAATGAGTGTTGCGCTAATGGTCTTCCAGCTCAATTGAATAACGACTATGGTCGTGAGTTGCTGATGCAGGCCATCCAAGGTAACAGAAGCGCTATCGAGCAGATCGCTAACGCCTTGAACTGTACTACCACTCAATTGCAAAGCGCTATCTGTAACGTACAAGGCGCTATCGATAAGGTAGCTGGTCAGGTAGGTATGACCTCTCAGGCTGTTATTAACGCCGTACAGCAACAAGGTTGTGAGATCGGTAATCAAATTAGCTCTTGCTGCTGCAATTTGAGTTCTTTGATCAACCAAAGCACGTGCGCTACTCAAAATATGATAACGCAGCAAGGCTTTGACAATCAATTACGGACGTTAGAGCAAACCAATGTTCTTCAGAGTAACATCAACCAAGGATTGACAAACAATCGTGAGCAGGCTACTACGCAGTTCAATATCTTGAGCGCTAAGATTGATGCTCAAACAACCTTGATTAATGATAAATTCTGTCAATTGGAAATGCGTGAGATGCAGAATACGATCAATCAGTTGCGTGATGAAAGGTCGGCTTACCAAGCCTCCGCGTTGACTCAGCAACAGACTCAGAATTTGATCAACCAGTTGAGACCTACCCCTGTGCCGGCTTATCCTTCATGCTCTCCTTACCAGACTTATGGATGGGGTCAAGCATTTTATGGAGGTAATTACGGATGTGGGTGCAACAATGGATGCTGCAACAACGGAAACGCTGCTATTTAACTCTATAAAGGAAGGAGGCTATTATGGCTTGTGTTTCTAAAATAGGGTCTCTTTATGAGTTGGTCACGAAGAACGTGGTAGTGACTACTACCAACACCATCTTCGGCATCAACCCAAGGATATGGCTGTCCTTGCCATGCGAGGGCCTTCTGCTGCTGAAAATCCGGCAGGTGGTTCCGACAACAGGCGAGACATTGCCAGTGCAGATAGCTATTCCAGCGAACAGCACCGTATCCACGGTAGGTGATGACACATGCTGCCCGGTAACCGGCGTGGCTGTGGTGAATCCGATCAACGTGGCTGTGACCGGAGCGGCTATGGTTAACAACACCGAACGCCTTGTTTATTTCAACAAGGTAAGGGGTGTATTGAGGCTCATGGATTGCTGTGTGCCTACAACTTCCGCCTCGGCGTCGGAGACGACTGTTGATGAGGGATAGGTTAGATTGGATGTCTAATGGGAGGGTATTCCCTCCCGCTTAAAAATCGAGATATGTTTAGAGACTTAAAGAAAGGATTTCAAGTATATACGCTGGATACGTCCGATGTTCCGGTGTTCAGGATGGGGAATGTGGTTAACGTGTCCGAGCCTAGGTTCCAGCAACCCCAGATGGGTCAGATGGGGCAATATCAGCAACTACAGGATAGGGTGATAGACCTTACCGTGGAGATAAACGGGTCTTCCATGACCTATGTCGTACCGGAGAGCAGGGATGTCGCTATGTCCAATAACATAACTTTGGCCTGCTCGGTCGATCCGATCATGAACCAGCTTAACGCCGCTAAGAGAACCAGCTCCGATATTCTCGATAGTATCGATAAGCATAGGAGGACACTAGAGGCTTGTGATTCGATCCTTGAGGAAATCAATCCGGCTTTTAAGCAGACTAAGGATCAAGACCGGAAGATCAAGAATCTTGAGGAGAAAGTCGATAGGATGGGATCCTCTTTCGATGAGCTAAAAGAGTTGTTAATTAAAAAATTAGGTTAAGATGAGAGTTATAGATTTAGGCGGCGGTCACGAAGAGGACTACAATGACGAGATCTACGATCGTAGAGGCGGCCGTGGACGTAGCAGACGTTCGGATGGGACTTACATGGGTTATGGTGGTGGAATATACGACCACTATGGCAAGGAGCATGACGGCAGAATGGATGAGCTAGAACGCCGTGAGCGTGATCTTGAAAGACGCGAGAGGGAGCTGGAACGTGACGAGCGTGAGCTTGAGAAACGCGAGAGACTCCATGAACGTGAGGACGAGATGTATCGCAGGGGATGGTTCGGTGAGCGTGGCATCCGTGACGAGTTCGATGGTACCGAGCCGTATATGCGCAGGGGACGCAGGAGTCGTTACTACTGAGGAGCAGACGCCGATGACCCGGATTATAAGCGGTATATAGACACCCATGGATATCACTTTTCCAAGGAGCTGGCTAGGGAAGCCGCTGACAAGATGCTTAACGCCGACGGATCCAAGAGAAGATGGACGATGGAGGACGCTAAGCAGATGTTCGATAAATGCGGGGCCAAGAAACCTGATAACGCCACTTGGGGAGATATCCAATACCTGTTCGCTATGTTCTATAGCGACTACTTTCCTAAGGTATTGGATTGCGACCAGAAAATAGTCAAGGCTGTCTTGGCTTATCTGGAAGACCCTGACGCCCCGGAAGGGACGGCGTTCGTAAGGTATCTGGCGGTGCGGTGCTTCGTCGGTGACACAATCAAATGGAGTGATATGATTTAGTTTGATACAACGTTGGAGAACCCTGTCGGCAATAGAATACCGATAGGGTTTCTTTTTGACCGTAGCTTTATTATGATTATATTTGTTCGAGGTAGATCTTTTTGTCATGGTAGGGTGGGCGGGAATGAAAAAGGCATCCTCACGGACACCCTTTCCCTTTGGTTGAAAATTACTTAAAACATTATGAGTTACTACACCGCAAATATAGATAATTAAATACAAACTGCAATGGGTAAGGGGTATTATTGGATAGAGCCAGTGGATCAGACGTTAAATGATTTCCAATTTTATAAGGCACGTATCGTAGGCGATCCTGAATATGACGAGAAACATCATCGTGTTATATTGAGGACTGATAAGTATTTCCCTGTCGGAAGTATCTTCCATGTCTTAAAAGACCCAGAGATGTTTGTTATAGAGAGGAAGTTTAAGACATGGGGGAATAAGTATGTCGTTAAGCCTTGTGAGGGTGAATGGGAATGGGAGTCTGTCCAGAAACTTAAAGACAAGGCTATTATATTCCGTAGCGGATTCCTGCACGGGGACGGCAGTTTCTGACACTTACCCGTATCTCCCCCCCCCCTCGATTTCTTGGTATTTATGTATATAACTATATTTGAGCAAAAAATAAGTTTGATATGGAAGATTTTCAAGGTAAATACAATGGCAAGCAGATAGAGCAGCTTTTGGATAAGGCTAATGATATTGATCTTACCAAATATGCTCTTAAGACGGATAATGCCCCTACCGCCACGAAATTACAGGCGGCTAGGACCATAGCGCTGTCCGGGGCTGTTACCGGTAGTGTTTCATCGGACTTCGGAAGCAACGTAACTATCTCCACGACATTGGCTAATTTTGATGCCTCTAAGATCGCATCCGGAACCATCAGCATAGATAGGTTACCTAAGGCGGCTTTGGAGAGATTGGTCGTGGTAGCTGATGATACGGCTAGATTCGCCCTTACCACCGCTACGGCTCAAAGCGGTGATACGGTAAAGGTCACGTCTACAGGTAAGATGTATCTGATAAAAGACGAGTCTAAATTGAACAGTGAGGATGGGTATGAGCCTTACACGGCCAGTCAGGCTTCCTCCGTGCCTTGGTCCGGGGTTACGGGCAAACCAAGTACCTTCACCCCCCCCACGTCCTCCGCTACCGTTCTTGGCGGTATTAAGGTAGGATATACGACTTCCGGGAAGAACTATAAGGTACAGCTGGATTCGTCCGGCAACGCTTACGTTAACGTTCCGTGGACGGATACCAACACGACATACACCAATATGGGAGCCGCTTCTGCCTCAGCGGCGGGAAAGGCAGGTTTGGTCCCCGCACCTGCCGCCGGAGCGCAAGCCAAGTATCTTCGTGGTGATGGGACATGGCAAACTCCTCCTAACACCACATATAGTAACATGGGAGGAGCAACGTCCTCAGCCGCAGGATCGGCGGGATTGGTACCCGCTCCGGCCGCCGGCAAGCAAGCCTCCTTCCTTCGTGGTGATGGCACATGGGTGGTTCCGACAAATACCACATACGCCAAGGCCAATACCACAACCTTAGGATTGGTGATGATCGGATATGCCGAGAATGGTAAGAATTATCCGGTAGAGCTGGATAGTAGTGGTAAGATGTATGTCAACGTGCCTTGGACGGATACTAATACAACGTATGGTGTTGTAGGAGCTAACGGGTCCACGGGGTTGGTCAAGAACGGCAGTACCGTGACAAGCGCTTCCGGCTATACCGCCTGTCCTATTGTCGGTGGTATCCCCTATTATAAGGATACGAATACTACCTACGCCAATATGAAGGCGGCTACGGCCTCGGCGGCTGGCGCTGCGGGATTGGTACCGGCCCCAGCCGCTGGCAAGCAGGCATCTTTTCTTCGTGGCGATGGAACGTGGGTCGTACCTACCAATACCACATACGGATTGGCCTCTACTACAGCTAACGGCTTGTTGAGACAGCTTAATGGCAGTACATCCAGTTTCATGCGTGGAGATGGCACTTGGGCTACACCTCCTAACACGACATACGCCGTAGCCAATGAGTCTACTAACGGGTTGATGGCGGCCGCCGATAAGAAGACCATGGACAGGCTTATAGGGGTTAATACGGTCACGACATTAGCTAACCTGCCTATTAGCAAGAGAAGTATCACGGCTACGTTATCAGCCGCTACCACCCTATCCGTGCAGTCAGGGATGCAGATAGGGGAGGAGCTGATGATCAGGTGCGTCCCGTCGGCGGCCTTCACGCAGGCTATACCCAACTCCGGGGCTTATGTAAGCATGAGTGGTACTTCTATAACCACTACGGCTAACAAGCCTTTCGAGATAAATATCTGGTGTTACGCTTCAGGTAAGTATAGTATCGCCGTTAAAGAACAAGATTAATGATATAAGATATGAGCTACGTATATATAAACAGGGAAATATATCCCAATCAATTAGTTCAGGACGATCCGCTTGATGATAATTACGCCAAGGGCTATAGTTATGATGATTACATTAACGGGAATCCCGCCCCATGGATAGAGTTTGGGGAGGAGCAATTGGCGTTCAAGGAGGCTAATCCTAAAGCTACGGTTAAGGAGATTATCGAGGCTAAATTGGATGACTCAAGGCTTCTTAATGAGGAGAAATCGGCTAAGTATGAGGAGATCAGGACTTATGAGAATGAGAATCTTCATGAGTTTTTCTTGGATGACCAAAATATCTATATCCCTGAATATGATAGGCGTAACGCTTTGGCTGATGGGGCTATAGCTGGTAAGATAACGATCATAGGTCTGGAGTTCGATATGACGGAAGGCAAGATCTTGATCGGGATGATGGATAAGTATGATAATGATCTGATGTCGGCGTTAGGAGCCAAACAGAGGGAAGTAAGCTTAGCCACTACCGTAGAGCAGGTGAGGGCTATTGACGCTCAGTCCGGCTATCCAGATAAGGTAAATATCACCATGACTTATGTCCGGCAACAGGCAAAGGAGAAAGATGCCTCCGATCCTCAGGAAGTGGCTGTCAGATTCTCCAGAATGGTGGTTAATAACAAGGCTATATCTTTATCCCCTAACGAGAAATTGGATGTTAAGGTCCTATTCCCTATATGGGGACAAGAAGGGGCGGAGTTCGGGCTGTCGGTGGATGCCGGATTCTGCCTCAGGGTGGTTAAGGACGATACGGATATCCTTTATGAGGTTATTCAACAACATACATTATCAAAGGAATGGGAACCCGGATTAAATACGGCTTCCTTATACAAGGTCATTGATAAGGAGCATGCCGGGACCATAGGGGATCCTATCCCGTATTTCCCTCCAATGGAGATATTCAAGGATAAATATTACATCCAGAACGCTGATGTATATAAGTGCACTAGGGATAGCGGAACTCCTCTTAGTCATAATCTAAAGGACTTAGTAGGGTTGTATGTTGAGGTTGTACAGGGCTAGTCGTATCTACCCCCCCCTATATTTGGCTTGTGATATGATACAAGTTATTTTTGGCATAATAAAATGACATTTGTAAATATATTTAAGTATGGCATCACAAAAATTCGGTTTCGTAACCGTCGACCCGGTATCAGGATCAGGAGATCAGGCGGTTAATTTCTCCGGTGAGAAACACACCGGTCGTCTTCAACGCACTATCAACCTTACGGTCACCACGAACGGCGGGGCTAAGAAGGCGTTGGTAGTCAATCAGGCAGCGGCTGCTGAGGTGGTAAGATCAGACAGCCCTAACGCTTCCGTACAAAAGACAGGTGGTAATGTTACCATCACCGGTAAGTCTAACAGTACTAAGCTTACGTTCGCGGTCACGCCGGCTGGGGAGAACGGGCTTACGTTACAGCTCCCGGCTAACTACACGGCGGCTGGAAAGACTACGGCTAACGGAGCGGTTATCGCCGACGATCCCGGAGCCGCTGGCGAGTTCGTTTGGAGCATCACGATCTCGGACGTACCGGCCAACGTCACGATCGAGGAACTGACAGCTACATTGAAGGTAACTGCCGCTGGTGGCCAGACAGCCAACGTGACGGTAACGCAAGCCGCTGGAGACTCTACTATCGAGCTTGACAAGGAGATTATTAACTTGGATGTAAATGGTACTCAACAGACGGTTAACGTAACATCTAATGACAGCTGGACTTGGGCGCAAGCAGCGACTAGGACCGTATTGAGAATGATGGGACGATAATCAGTTTCTTTTCGCTTACTCAGACCCCGATCGACTAAAGCCGGTTGGGGTTTATTTGTTTTGCTATCTTTGCAATAGAACAAAAATAATACAACTATGGCTAATGATTTGAATATTAATTGGAAGGACGGGGTAGGCGAGGTAACGGACCAGCCTCTGACCGTCAGTCCGGGGTCCGGGGCCGGAAGCGCCCCCGTTTCCTTTGGCTCGGTGATGAACAGCGGTCTTGATCGGACTCTTGAGCTGGAGGTAACAACTCCAAAAGGTGTTAAGAAGACGCTCACGGTGAATCAGGAGGGATGCCGGCAGGCTTATATCACGAGCGACGGCAAACGATGGCTGACTAGCGACAATCGGGTGTATGGGGTTTTGAAAAGCGATGCTCCATGCGAATGCACGGGTGATTGCCCTTGATATTTTGTTTTTACGAATTTTGTAATTACATTTGTGGCGCATGTCCATCACCATGCTTTTCGTCGCTAATTTATTATAAGGGATACCGGTCTGTGATGGGATCGGCATCCCTCTGTTTTTTTTTAATATGGAGAAGATAAATGTTTTCGATGTTCAGGTTCCTGATGGGAGACAAATCCGTTGTATGTCGTATAATAAGGTTACTTATTTTGATCTTGACGATATATGTAAGTTATGTTTTGACTCATACGATCTACATGATGTGGCTGACACTAAGGTAATGAGTGAGTTCCTGCACCGTGAGGGTGGTCGTTATTGGACTACGATAGATGGCGTAAGGCAATTGTATCGTAGAGTTGAGTGTAAGATGTGTTTTGAGGTTGTAGAAAAATTAAGAATATTATGAGAGAGCAGAAATTTGATTTCGTGATATATCCGTTGGATTTGATTATCACGGTTGGATTAGATTATAAGACGTTGTGTGATCGTTTCGAGAATATGGAACCTGAACACGAGGGGAAATGGGGAGATGAAGATGATATGGATAAGGAGGCGTCTTTCGCGAATTTGGTAAGGGATAGGGACGATGATGATAAATTTGCCATACTTTGGAATTTTTCGAGCGACGATGATTTAATAATGAGAAATATATGTCACGAGTCATTCCATATAGCAATGAGCGTATGCCAATTTTGCAACATGTCTCTTGGATTTAAGGTTGGAGAGGATGAACACGCGGCGTATATAGCCGGCTTCGCTGGTGATTGCGTTAGTGAGTTCATCAATAGCAAGAATACGGATTAAGTCATAAATTCTATAAGGAATATAAGAATATCAGCCTCCGCTTATTCGTGGAGGCTTTTTGTTTATCTTTGTCAAAAACATGAAGTTATGTCGAGTTGCGTAATTAAAAGGAATAAGGAAGGTAAGATAACCCGTGTCTTGACCCCTTCCGGCGAGGTATCCACCTTGTTCGATAAGATAGCGGGTATAGCAGCCGTAAGTGATCTTGATAAGGCGGCTGAGGCTTATATGACTATTTATAACGACAAGTTCAGGTCCAAGTTCGGTGACTGGGCTAGATCCGTGCCAAGGAATAAGGAGGCGGCCAGATCCATAAGCGCCAGACTTAGCTCCAGCGAGTGGGGGCAACTTATGTCAGCCAAGGTCTTGTCCGCCATAAGCGATATGGATGCCCCGGCGTTGGCCAGAAGCCTTGGGAATAGCGACAATGTCGTGGCTTATCTTACCTCCGGAGAGGTAGGTGATGTCAATGATATGGCTGTGGTAGATACGTCCACGGTACAGGAGGTGGATCTGGATTCCATAAACGAGGATAATATTGGCGATACGATACTGAAAGAGGCGTCATGGGATGATATAAGGGCTATCAGGGAGAATATAGATATTAAGGAGACAGCCCGTATGTTATGGAAGGCCGTTGAAAGCGCTTTTACCGGGCAACGACCTAATATCAGGGTGAAGGGTGGAAATATAGATGGTGAGATCATATTTTCTGGTAATGTCTTGCCTTTAAATGATATCGAGAATTATACGCCTCCATTTTCAAGATTGGTATATGATTCCGGTGAGCCTCGCCTGTTCTTTAGATCGGATGATGGCAAGGTATATGATACTTACGCCAACGCCATAAAAGGCTCGTCCGGCGGGCGGGTCGAGGCCGGGTTCTTGGCCGGCAGTGTCGAGGAGGGCGACGTCCCGTCTGGTACGGCTGACATCTCCTTTGGCTCGTCCTCCATAACCCTTAACAACAGTGATTCGTTCATCCCGGTCCTTGGTATCAGCTCAGGCTCTAATATAAGCACTCGTGGAGGGTTTGTCAATTACCTTATCAAGAAAGGTCTGTTGAGCGGGGAGCGTATAAGGTTAGGGGATAGGTATTATCTTACCGGAGCCGGCAACTCTGATGGTCTTAAGATCTATAACGCTATGGACGCCTTGTCTAGGCTAAGGAATAGGTTTGGAAGTCAGTCCTCCGAAATGAACGTATTGGGTTCTATAGGTTTTGATACGGAGGTAAGTAATGATCTTGATCTTATCACGACATCAGGGGAGAAGGTTACGGTAAGCAGATCGGAGATCAAGGGCATGTTAAGGCAAGGTAAGTTTGAGGAGCTTAATAATAAGTATGATGGGTTCATAGAGCTAGCCTTGTCGTTGATGATGGAGGATAACGCCTTGTACGGAAGTAATGTCCGTGGGGTTATTGAGAACGAGAAGGCGGAGGATCTTCAGAACAGGACTGATATCACCAACATCTTATCCACGTTAGGTATCCGTGTGATGGGTATGTCTGAGTATATGGATAAGTATAAGATGCGTAATGGTGTCGAGCCTTCGGCTAGGGCATTGTCCGATATGGCCAATGGGGTTATCGCCTTGGCTGAGGGAGCTACGGTAGAGGATCTTAATGAGGAGGTGGCTCATTTCTTGATCGATACTTACCGTAACCAACAGGAGATTGACGAGGTTCTGGACTCTGTTGTCGGCACGCCATTATGGAATCAATTCGTCGGTCGTTACTATGAGGTGTATGGGAAGGAATACCAAGGGGAGGAACTGGATCGGATGGTGAAGCGGGAGATCCTAGGCAAGACGTTGGCCCAGCGGTTCGTACCGGGCATGGAACAGGCGGTGGAGGATCTGGCCTCGTCCGAGGACGCCCAGCTCTCCTTGTTTGGCAGGATAATCCGGGCTATACGGAATTTCTTCTCTACTCAAAGATCAGACTTGAATAAGGTTCTTGATAGGATAAAGGAGTCGGCGTTAGCTGATGATCCAAGCGCATTTGACGTGCTTCTGTTAAAGGATAGCGACCATCTCATGTACTCATTATCGGATGTTGATGTGGCTAATAAGTTGATCAAGAACGGTAGGTCATTGGAAAGACTATATACCAGATTGCAGAGGATGAGGTCAAGCCAAAGCCAGAGGATCGGTGAGAGTATCTCCCTTCTACGTGATATAGGCGAGAAGGTAAGACAAGTCGGGGGTGAGCTAAATAAGAATAACAACCTATTATCCACCAAGAGCGTCATAGCGACCGCCAAGGCTGAGGTGGAGTATTTGGTCACTGTCGCCAGTAGCCTACGTAAGAGCGGAAAAGGATTGGATTATGAGACGATACAGGTTATCGATAACGTATATGGGGAGATAGTTCCTCTGATCAGGAACCTTCGTGGATTCGTCAATAATCAGGCGGCTGATTATTATGGCAGCAATAAGGTTGGCATGGTAGAGGATATGGATGATATATTACGTATGGCTGAGACATCCATGTCTGATATAAATGCTCTTCGAAGTGATCGTAATGAGGACTGGCTGGATGGACAGCTCAGGATGTTTAATATCCCGGAAAGATATTGGAATGGGATAAAGAAGTTGATAAATAACATCCATAAGGATATCAATGTCATGTCCCGGTTCTTTGGTACGCTGGAGCATAGTGGTAACGCTATTTTAGGTATGTTAGGCCAACGTCTAGCCAAGGCCCATAATGAAGCCCATACCGAGGGTATATCCAATATCAATAAGATGACTAGGATGATGAAAGAGCGTGGATGGGGGATAAAGGATAATGAGGATCTTATACAGAAGATAAATGGGAAGAACTCGGATTACCTTGACTCGTCCCGTGATTTCGCCAAATACGATTTACTATACAGGACCGAGCAGGCTAAGGCTATTATCGATATATATGATCTTAAGAATGTTACGGGTAAGACCGAGAAACAGCTTATCGATCTTCTTCTATCCGATAGAGGCCTTAAGGTGAAGACCCGTGACGACATAGTAGGATATGACGGGGATAAGCCTATTACGAAGGAGGTATATCATGTATTCAAACCTACCATCCAGAATTTTGATATCTCGAACATGACGTTCGAGGATCAGCAACGATATCTCGACGCGATAAATAGGTGGTTGGATGAGAACCGAGAGAAACCTATGGTGCAGGCTTATTACGATAAGATCGAGAAAGTTAATAAGAAGGTCGAGGAAAGACTGGGTCGTAGGGTATCGCAAGCCACGTCCGATTTCATGACCCGTATCCGCAGGAGCCGGTATGTGGCTATGGATAAGTTCGTGAGGAACGGGAAGGTCGATTGGAAGGCGTTTCAATCCGATCCTATAGCTTGGAGATCTTATCTGGATATTTTACGTGACAGGGCTATAGCCAAGAGCGAGTGGTATTCCGATGGGACACCAAAGGAAGAGGGATCCGAGGCTCTGATGATGTCCGAGGAGATCAAGGCATGGGACGAGGCGTGGGCCGAGGAGTTCGGGAATACCAACGAGGGTCGTAAGGCTTCCGCCGAGTTCAAGGAGATACTTCGTGGGATAGAGCGGTCCGAGGGAGGCAAGGCTGCGTTTGAGTTCCTGCTAGCTGGCGGTCATCTTGGCTTCTCCAAGGATATGTGGGGATCCGAGGAGGGTGATTATTACGAGAATCTGGTTGATAAGATCACGGAGCAATCTGTATCATCATCAAGGATAGAGAAGGTAGAGGAGGCGATGGCGACAATAAACGAGATCAATGACCAGCTAAGGCCTTTGCTTATCCAGTACCGGGATAGCACGAGATACGGGGAATATGATTTCGATAGGTTACGTGGATCCGCCTCATTAAGAAAGATAAACGAGTTATATGATCGTCTGGCTGAGGCTAAGAGCGTTATTAACGCCGCCGCTTCCGCTGAGGCTATTGAGATGGATATGCCTGATACGGTGGAGAGTGGAGTCACGGATTCTTACCGTAACGCTTTAAGGGATGCCATGGCATACGACAAGGGTATGGATGAGATTAAATTCGCCAAGGAACATATGTCTGCCCGCTCCCGGAGTCAGGTGGATAGGATGGCCGCCAAGTTATCTCGGAAAAACCCGTCATGGACGACCGTGGAGGTATCGTTTTTGAGAAGGAAATACGGTCCTGACTTCAATAATAAGCTAGCTAACGACATAGCGATGGGTAAGACTGATAAGATCCTTGTCGAGTACGCCAGAACCCGGTTGTATCCTTATATGAGGAAATATTCTCCCAAAGGGTATTCTGATTTCATCAGAAAGATAAATAACGGTACATATAAGGTATCCGAGTTCTTTGATGCCATAGAAAATGGTATATCCGAGAAAGAGAGCGTATCCCGTTTCGGGTTCGATATTAATATGATTGATCTGACGATCAACAACCAGTGGCTTGATGAGGCCGATGCCGAGAGTTCTTTCCGTAATCCTAATTATAATCCCGATCTGGGTTATGGATATCATACGCCTAGGTTCGATAAGTACAAGAACGAGGCTTTTTTCAAGAAATACGGTATTACCAACGAGGGGGAGGAAGCTACGATCAATAAGGATAAGTGGGAGATGAGGAAGGAGCTGCTTAACATAAGCCGTAAGGCTATGGAGGATTATGATGAGCGATTCCGGAACATCTACCAAATACCACAGATATCCAAGGGCGGCGTGGAGAGGATGGTGCAGGCCGGGGTTGACCCGAAGGCGGCCATCGGCAACGCCGTACGTGATATCGTTGGCGAGAGGGTGGATGACCCTATACATGGTCAGGGGCAAGACCTAGGAGGGATTGATGAGAACGATAACAAATATCGTATGATCCCCAAATACTATCTTAGTAAGTTGGAGAACGCCGATGACGTGTCCCATGACTTCGCCTACTCCTATTCCATGTTATCCTTACAAGCGACCTCTTACAAGTATAAGAGGGCGGCCTTGGATGATGTTATGGGATATAGGAACATGATGCTGGAGACGCAATACGACGGCGGTAAGAACCCAGAGGCCACTCACGCCTATAGAATGTTTCAGGACTGGGTTAACGCCAGTATCTATGATGTTAGGATAAATAATAAGCGGGCAGAATGGAATATAGGTAATTATAAGGTCGATCTTAATAAGCTGGCTCTTATGTTTACCAAATTCGTATCCAAATCCAACTTAGGCTTCTCCCCATTCGTCGCGGCTACCGGCGCCCTTACCGGGCAGGCCAACTTCCTTTTGGAAGGTATGGTGGGGCAGTATATAAGCAAGGACTCCATGAAATACGCCTATGGGGAATCTCAGAAGCAATTAAGTACGTACGTGTCGGAGATCGGGGATATAAACCGCACCAACAAGCTATATGTCGTTGGAGAGGCTCTAGGCGTGTTCAATGTCCGTAACCGTGTACGATCGGCAGCGTATAACAAAATCTGGAGAACCTTATTCCGGGACCTGCCGTTTAAGATGATGGAGGTTCTTAACTCCCCGTTGGATCCGCAGGTCATTATCTCGGTCATGGATGATACCCGCCTATACGAGGGTCAGTTCTGGTCATACTCCAATTTCAAGGAGATGATGATGAAAGACAGGAATATGTCCGCTAATGAGGCTAAACGTGATTGGGAGCGTTTAAGGGATTATTCTATGTGGAACATGGTAGATGTCAAGGACGGGAAGATCGTGGCTAAGAATGAGGCTAACAAGGATATTATAGACAGATACATACCTACTTTGTCCAGTAGGGTCAGGAGCATGGTGCAGATCTGCGACGGCGCCTTGAACGAGCAGAACCGGGTGGGGGCTAGCCGGAACGCTATCCTTAACATGGTTCTGCCTCATCGTGGATGGTTTATATTGGCCGTGCAGCGGGCGTATAAGAAAGCCGGTTTCAATTTCCAAACCAACCAGTTTGAGGAAGGATATATGAGAACGTTATGGAGACTGGCCGGTAATGTCTATGGATCGATGTCTGAGGGTAGGATGGGGGAGGCATATGACGTGCTTAAGGAAGAGTATGATAAGCTTACCCCCTACGAGCAGATCAATATCAAGAGATCGATTATCAATATGGCGGTATTCGCCACGATGATGGCCATAGGAAGGGCGTTGATGGGATATAGGGAGGATAATGAGGATAGCTGGTTCGGGCAGTTCATTACCTATATCGGGTTCAGGACGATCAATGAGATCGCTTCCCAGACATCCCCGTTCATGGAGCTTAACGCCATAGACATGCTACAGGATCCGTTGGTTACCGCCCGGAAGTTAGGCGATCTCACCGATCCTCGGAACTGGGATCCGTTCGCTACCGTCCAGACCGGCGTATATAAGGGCGAGAGCAAGCTATGGAGGCAGCTCATGAAGTTCTCGTTTGGTAAGCAATGGTATAATATCAAGACGGCTAGGGATATTAAGCAGACATTCGACTACTGGTTGATGACCAACGGCATGACGATGGGATTCTTCTTAGGAGGTAGGGATAAGGATGAGTCTGGGGAGGACGCTAATTGGTACTTTGACAGGGGAAGATAGCTGATATAGTATGACAAGAAAAAATAGCCAGCAGATTGCTTAAAACAATCGGATTGGCTATTTTTGTATTCCCATTTATCCATCCCGGACGGATGGGAATAAATAATTATCAACTATGAATGCAAATGTAAGCATTTATCAGGATTCCGTGAAGGATAGTAGCGGAATTTTGACGTCCGAATCCAACGAAATGGGATTGTCTACCATTTTTAATTACAATGGAAATAATGTAGCTTTTATTAAGACCAGTTATGGTATTCTTATTAATGCCACTGATATGGCTCGCCCATATAATAAGAGACCTGTCGACTATTTAAGGCAAATGTATGTAAATGAATTAGTTAGTACAATTGTGAGCCAGACACACATATCTGAGGATCAATTAGTTATAAAAATGAGAGGAAGCTCTGAAAACGGAGGAGGAACATGGTTGTATGAGGATGTGGCTATAGATTTCGCCCAATGGCTTGATGTTAAATTTAAGGTTTGGTGTAATTCTAAAATAAAGGAACTTCTTACTACAGGCTTGGTAAAGTTGCCAAATTTTAATAATCCTCCAGAAGCGGCAAGAGCATGGGCTGATGAGTATGAGGCTAGGATGAAAGCCGAGAAGGAAGTTAGATTAGCTTTGGAGGCTAAGGAAAAGATTGAGAAAGAGAAGAGGATGGTTCAAGCTGAATTAAATACAGCTATAGATACTATAAAGGAGAATGAACCGGTAATTGACATGTTTAAAAGGTCTATTCCAAGAGAGGGTGTCCTTATCCGTGAATCATCAAAGTATTTTGAGCAATTTGGCTATTATATCGGGATTAAGAACATGTATCCGTTATTACAGGAATTAAAATATGTTTTTAGGAATGAGAGAGGCAGGATAGAAGCATATCAGTCCGCTCGTAATTATGGATTAGTTACATATGGGTCTGATCCCGGTGATGAATATTGGGAGGCTAAGGCCGTGACTGTTATGATAACATTAAAGGGATTTGTTAAACTGGAAGAATTGTCAAGAAAGAAAAGGAGCGTTTTTGAGAAATATGGTCGGTTCACGATATGATGCAGATCAGTGAGTGGCAATTAATTGCCCCTCATTGCAATCATTCTGATAAAGGCAAGGCTATTAGAGCGCTTACTGGTGATAATGGGTTTATTAAAGATATTGATTATAAAGTTTTTACCCAAAATGGTAAAAACCCTACTGGAGGAAGACCAACAATTGTATATATGATAACTGCATTTTGCATGGAATGTTTGATAACAAGGAAAGAAAGATGAGTGTAAATAAATAGTTATACTATTGATGCTTAATGTAATCCAAAAATGGATTTACATAATAATAGAAGGATAGGAGATCATCACCCTATCCTTCTTATTTTCGTTATCGGTTATTATATTTATCCACAAAATCATCCACATCCATATACTCGCACCCGAAGTTCTCCGCCGTCTTCTTATCGGAGTCGGAGAACTGTCCTTCTTTTCCGGAAGCGTCCCCGATCATCAAGATAGTATCGTATACGATCTTTTCTTCCTCATCTTCATCGTTATTCATGTATTCGATGAAATCCATATACTCTTTTATCATCCCTATATTTGGCTTTCTATTGACGTTGCGTTTATTATTGCTTTCGCAGTAATAAGCACTTACGGATACATCTGTATAATCTTCCAAGGCATTTGATATATAATCGAATTTATATTCAAACATCTCTCTGTCCACGAAGCCTTTTTCTATACCTCCCTGATTTGATATGATTAATATATCATCAGGAGCGTAATTTTTGATAGCCTCAAACACGTCGAGTTTTATTTTCATATCCCATATACCTTTAGGGAATGTATCCCCTGACACTGTCTCAATCAGTGTCCCGTCTAAATCTGTTATTAACAATTTACACTTTTTCATGATTCAAAATTTAAATGATATGTGATTATTTAGCCATTTTATCAAGGCGAATATTAAAAGAGAGCGTAGTAGGAGGAGACTTTGGCAACTCATTGCCAATTCTTACCATCTCATCATGTTCCTCTTTCGTTAAGAAAGGTTTATCTATTAAATAAGCTAACCTTTCTTCCAGTTCTTTTTGTTTCTTATTACTTTTCATAAATATAATTTATTATATAATTACCCATCATTAAATTACAGATCCATCTTTTGTAACTATAGGAGTTCCGGCTGGTAATATCCTGAAATTAACACCAACTATTATAAAACTCCCTTCTGGATCAGGATCTTTATATATTAAATATTCTTTTCCATGGATGCATGTACGTTTAGGATCATTTAAGAACTCATCGAATTGGGCTAACTCATCATCCTTTAATCTGAACTCTTGTTGATAATCTTTTGCTGTCTTCATATTTGTAATTTTATAAAGTTCTTAGACGATGAGGTATTCTGCCTACTCCGCAAAGTCCCCCATTTTCTGATTTGACAATTTTTACTCCATCAATAGAATGATAGATGTTTTTTGTAGAATCATTCAAAAATTCTTTAAAACTTTCCAGTTCTTCATCTAATAAGAAAAATTCCTTTTTGCAAAGCTCAATATCTATATGAGGGCGTTCCTCAGTGAATGATTTAAGAGATATAGGGTCATCCTCCCACGTCAGGTGCCTACCTGCTAACTTATAGATTGTACCTCTTGGAAGTACGATCGCCGAATTGTGATCCTCGACAGAGAAATATTCCTCGTCGTGCGCTGACCTCTCGTCCGTCCATATCTCTCCTTGCCGAGCGGGGGCGTTGTTAAGAATAACCTCGTCACCGTTTTTGTTCACGGCTAAAAATACTATTGTCTGTTCTCCTATTTTCATAAATTATAATTTGCTTACCAATCTCCTCCATCATTACCTATTCCTGAGATTGTAGTTATAATATTATCTGGATTTGTACCTGCGTTAGGAAGCATCTCAGGTATAGGATTATCTTCCCTATCACCATGCATCATAACGGTAAGAACTCCACTAGCGGAATACAACCAAAGACGTTTGCCGTCCTTTTCCCATTTCTTCGCTAATCTATTTAATGAGTCAATTAGCTTACATTCTTCCGGGGTGCATTCGATCTCCGCTCTAGTATGATATTTCATTCCCATATTATTGATTTGTTTAATTTACGAGCCTCTGATAAGGCTCGTGTTAGTATATCCTTTTTTCTTATAATCTCCTTATATCTTTTGATATTCATTTTTATTATTTTCATAATAAGTTCTTTTGCCTTAATAGCACCAACATCTTATTCCAATCAACATATCCTTTATCCGTAAGTGGAGTGCCGATATTCCTATCATCTATATAATAATCACAATACAATTTTGGTGATGATGATACTGGCTCAGGATTGTAGTTTACCGAATACAGATTGATATGATTATATTTAAACCAGTCCACGGCGTCCTGTAGATATTTACTATCTCTTACCGTATATAATATCAGAAGATTCTTATCAGCTAGTTTCCTCAATACGCTAGCGGCTCCGATATTGTCTCCTACATAAGGGAATAAGTCTGTCACGCATGTCCCATCGAAATCTATTCCTATTATTGCCATATTCTCTTTATTTATCTTATTAAATTTTTGTATCCTACTTTCTTCATCTGCTCTTCGGTAGCTTTCTTCTTCGGGAACTTCCCGTGCCATTTTCCGGACACCACGACATCACGGCCGTCGGGGCTGGTAGCCAGCCTCCCGCATTCGCTGCACAGCCCCATGCCCTTGTACGGCTGTAGTTCCTTGGCATACTCGAATTTGTCCACCATATACTCGTTTGTCAACATCCAGTAACTAGACGTGGCGGTATTATCGACACAACCGCATTTAGCGCATACAAATAAGCTCATATTTTAGTATCGTTAAATGTCGTTATCCTTATCATCGTCAACCTTCTCTACCTTGATCGTTCCCATATCACCTGAAGGCAACGTGATATCACTATACACGTTATTCCAGTTCTCGTCAATGGCCAACTGATGTAATATCGACCTATATATCTGGTAGGTGTTACCGATAAGTCTCTTCCTATTTATCTTATCCTTACTACCCCCATCATATCCTATATGCTCATAATCCCCAAGATCAGGGAACAGTCTTCTTCTTATCGCTCGTGAGTTATTGACTATAAAGCTTCTTATCCCCAGCGTTTCCGCTCCATCCATATCATTTATCAACGTATCTGTCGTATGTTGTAGGTCCATGTCGCCAGCGGCGAATCTACTGATGTCTTCCACGCATTGGGATATCAGCATTAGCTGCTCCCTTGTCAACGTTATTTTATAAAGTTGTTTATTATCCATGATTATCTGATATTAATTTTTCTTTTATATGTTTAGATATATCAATTATCTCATCTTTTATATTGCAGTCATCTTTTAATAATGAACCAAATATACATGATATGGCGCCCTTTAGGCCTAGCGCTATCCCTATCTCCAATATTTTTTTATCGGTATTAGAGATTTCTACAGGTTCATATAATATTGATGATATGTTGTTAACGACGTATATTATATCATCTTCATTCATTGATGTAGATTTATCGACAATAGCTATAAAATCTTTTATAATCATAATATAAGCTATTTTTATTTCTTTTATCGTATCATCGCTTAGATGTCTATCTCTTATATGCCTTTCAACATACTTGTTTGCTAGATTCTCTATTTTGTTTGATTTGTCCATTTGTACTATCAATTATTTAGTTAATAATAGATCATAGCCCTCTTCATCTATACTCCCATTATTGTTGACATATATAATGAAATCATTTAAAAGCACGGACTTATCCTTGGATAAGGCTTTTATAATAAGCTCTCCATCATCTTTCAACATCACATGCACAGTATCCCAGATAACATATTTTTGACATTCTTTCTCAATCTTCTTGATTGTTTTAAGTATTATCTTATACGTCTCCTCATATCTTTTTACTATTCCGCACAGTTCAGTCGTATTATATTTACGTATAGCCGTGAATATATATTCCTTTTTACAATCCCAGCATTTTATCAGTTTTTCTGATCCGCACGCCTTATTCTTGTAGAAGAAACAGCCCTTACATGGCTCATTATGGTCGTAACTTAATACTACAAGCAGCTCCATGCCATTCTTGTATATCACGTCTCCTTGTTTCATCTTGTCTATTTTATTAATCTCATTATCAATATAGCAAAGTTGGATATTATCCATACTATAGATATCCAGAATGTTATACTCAACATAAGACCTATGTTCTTAGGTATAGGATCTACTCTCCTGAATGTAAGGATCATGAATATAAATGTCTTGAAGTTCATAATTTACGATATTTTTCTATATAGTTAACTATTAGATCCTTGACACCTTTAGGGACATTAATTAGCTTAAGGTTACCTTGGAATATATCCTTACCGTACTCGTCCATGATCACCCCGAATGAAGGATTCATGATTCTTGTCGATATACATATCGGTTGGTCGGTATCGAATCTGATAACGGCTACCTTCTTCTCGTTTATCGCCTTCTTTAGGGCTATATAAAGCTTATGACCTTTAACAATGTCACAATTACCTTTCATGATCTTAGACATATATATGATATGCTCTTTCTTCACATTGCTGAGATTGTCCATAAGTTTAAGATCTCCACCAACAGATTTCCATTTTTTGAAGCAAGATATGCATAGACAATAACTGGACTTGGCGTTCCTCGGCATCATCCTGCTGCTACCAGCGGGAACCGTATCGCCACAGCAGACGCACGTCCGGTCTTTGTTGGTGCGTACTGGGCCATAGCTGTTTATCGGGTATTCTTTTTCTTTAAGCATCTTTTTCTGTTTTCAAAATTATCATCACCATATTCATAATTAGGACAAGCCTTATTGCTTGGGCGTCTCGTATAAGTCTTTTGCTCCCTATCATATTTCCTGTTAGGGTTTATATAATGGTCGCACACTTGCCAAATGGAGCAGCATACTTTCCCGTATCTTTTCGCCCATTCCCGATCATGTAGATGTACACAAGTGGCGCAAGTTGGGTTCTTGAGCTTATCCTTATTCTCATCTATGATCTTATTGACCCGATCAAGAATAACATGCATTTTTTCAATATTTATGACGTTAAATGCGTCTGGGCATGGAAGATATGTCATTGAGCTTATATCTATGTCCATTTCCTTGGATTTATTGTAAGCTGATTTGTATTTCCTTCTCATCAAATCCTTTAATTGATTTACTTTTCTCTCATAAGTCCCCATATTTCACTCAGTTTTCCATCCTTGTTTTTTCAATAGATCCACCATCATCTCCTTTATCTTAGGGCTAATGGCTTCGGTAAGTATATCAGCGGCCAAGTTAATAGAGAAGCTTGTCATTCTAGATTCTCCTATATACTTCTCGCTGGTAACTTCTTTCACATAGTCGTGAATATCCTTGATCATTTCATTTTGAGATCTTAGGAGATCCAGTATCTTATCGAGTTTATCATTCATCTTTTTTCTCGAATATACCTGACAATAACCAGAAGACCACTATCAAAAAGAAAAATAGCCCAAGAGCCTCATCCGGATAATCATGCATCGCCTCTAAGATACTTCTCATAACTTAACATCCATTTTACCGATTATACGATAGAAAATATCCCTAGTCAGCTCAATATCGTAAGTAGCGTCATGAAGCTTATTCTCGTCGATCTCAATACCCATAGTGCTGGCTACGGTCATCAACTTAAAGTTCTCCATATCGTTTCTTACACCCATCAGGAACGGTGTTACCATAACATATACATCCATACAGTTAGGATAGAACCATGATCCGAAATACTTATCCCCACATTGCTGGAATAAAGCCCGTAGGAAGCTGTTATCGAATCCAGCGTTGTTATACCCCACCAAATACATTTTATCCCTCTTATCGAACTTATTCACGTATTTGGATAATATACCAACTAACTGCCTGTACCCTTCTTCCATAGGCTGATACGACTGCACTTGCTCCAAGGTAACACCGGCCACATCCAGCGCCTCTTGCTCTATCGTGGCGGCAGGGTTCGGGGCTAGGCGGATGTCGAACCTCTCAGTCTCCTGCCCGTCGATATCCACGATCCCTCCTATTTGGTGTATTCCGTTTCTCCAGAACTTAACCCCGGTTATCTCTAAATCAAAAAATAGTAATTTGCTCATGTCTATTTATTTTGTTAATTTATCATTATCTAAGAACTAGTCGTGAAATGCTTTTATAATATATACTCCCATCAACTCTTTTACCTTCAAAGAAGTATATCCAATATTCTAATGAAGAACATCCAAAAGCAAGACATAGATTATTTATCGCATATCTAAAGTATTTCTTGCCTGAACGAAATAAGATTTGAAATTCTTTATTATTTAAATGGAGTCTTTTTTTGATTTTTCTTTTATTCATGTTTATAGTTTTATTTTAAATGTTCCTTAATCTTATCCAATGCCTTATAAGACAGATAGCTGTCTATAGTATTATCGCTATCTATTTCCAGCAACTCATTAAACAAGTCTTTAGCCAATGCTTTCCACTGCTCTCCCCAATCACGGAGATTCTCGACCTTTGACCGTATATCCTCGAAATAAGAATCTACGTCTGATTTGATTGATTTTGAATAATATTTAACATCCTCCTCGTCCCCATCCATAATATAATCACATTGTGTCCTGATATCTTTTATATGACTGTCTATATCACTGCACATATAATCAACAGGTTTACGTATATTGAATATAGCTTCTGACGTAAGACCGGTTATATCTTGTATGTCTTTTAAATTACCCATGATTTAATCAATTAAATATAAACCATCCACTTACAACTCCCATCGCAAAAATAAACAAAACCACAAGTGAGAACAGCGTCCAATCTTTTGTATTTAGTTTATTGCTCTCCTTCTTTGCTTTTATTTTTTCAAGAATATTCTTGTCAACATTGAAATCGAAATCAAATGTCGTATTATTAGCTATCTTCACATCAATGCCTTTGTTATTAATAAATATCTGTCTCTTAACACTCATATCCCTAATATTTCTGCTACATAAACAAATCCATAACATATATAATTATCAGCGTCATGCTCCCCATAATCAACATGCCAAATAACAGCGCATGGGAAATAGAGTGGCATATCCTCAGCCATAGGCTCCTCTCTAAAGTCATCAATGTTTATCTTCTCCCTCCACCTCCACAGGTCTTGGATATCGTTCAAAATTAATTTCTCCATAACTATGACGGATGTTAGATGTTAGTAATTCAATAGCTAAGCTGATCATAGCTCCCGCTTCAGTAAGTTGATTCATTTGGGCGTACATTCTATGCTCTGCACTACGATAAGCCTCTCTACTACTTATGGTGTCTAGTAAATCATCTATAGCGTTTCTAAGAAGATCGGTCATCCCATGCCCTCCTATGCCCTTGAAATAATAAATATCACGACCAGCGTAAAACATGTCCTGATATCTTTTAGCTACATACTCTATCCCGGATAGATGGTATTTCTCGTTGTCTATCTCCACCTCTCCTTCTTCTATAGCTCTCAACAACCTCCAATCTATCTTTACATCAGCTTGACGATTTTTTACCTTTACATAGGCATATCCGCCATAATGAGAACCCAGCGTCCTCATCGTAAGTTCATTGACTTTTTGTTTGTCTCCATCCATAACAATCTGGTTTTTAATGTTGATACAAAAATACAATTTAAACAAAAATAAAAGCATGAATAATATTAAAATAATATTAATCATGCTTAAATATAAATATATCCCTTCTAGTTTTCACGGATATACGTATTCGTACTCATCTGGAGGAGATGTCTTATATTCAACATCGCACTCCATATTGGTGTAATAGTTATCCCCTTTTCTGTATACTAACGCTACCCAACAGTCGTATTTTTTGCTGTATCCTATAAGAGGAACACCTTCCATAGGAGGATTATCCTCCGTTTTGTACCTTATTCTTGCTGTTTGTTTTATACTCATATAATCCATTTTTTAATAATGTTGTTATCAGTGAAAATAATGTATCTATAAGAAGTCTCTCGCTACTCCAATATATAGGGATCTCATCTATATCTCTATACGCTACAGACCATGCATGTTCTAGCTTATAACATTCGAATGTAGAACCCTCTATCTCATATGGGAGTAAATTCAGTAACGTCCCTACATCCCAAACAGGATTGGATACATCAGGGGTAACGGCCTCTATCAGCCCTATACGACCAGCGTTATCCTCCATAGAATGTAATTGATCCAGATACTTGTCTCTGAAGCCGCTGGCGGTAGAGATAGGGAGGCCGGCCTCGACCAGCACTCTTCCCTGTTCTTTTGTGGTAAAAATCCGTTCCTTCATAATTTCATTTTCCTTTCTACTGTAACTATCGTATCATTATGCCATCCCCCATGAGCCACAAGAAGAATCTCCTGCTGCTCGAAGCCAAGCCCGGTCCCTATACCGCCGGAGTTCCACGCGCAGGTAATGACCACCCCTCCTTTCTTGGTGATCCTAGCTATCTCCTTCTTCTGCTTAGCCCAATAACTAGATTGTGTTGTTTGCATATCAACAGCACCTCCAAGTCTTTTATACGACTCGGATACCTGTCTCGTGGAATATGGTGGATCATATAGTACCATATCAGCTATATTATCCTTAAGACCACACAGGAAGTCCGTGGCGTCCTTATGATACATAGCCTTAGTCTCAGGGTCAAGATCGTTGGTGATCGTCCCTATATCGCTGTTTCTGGCGAATGGATCCACTATAACCATCCCCTCTTCTCGATATTTATCTATAAGTTCCCTTATCGGTTTTATGCTGAATGTCTCGCTGTTCGGCATTGACCATTTCTTGTTTATAATCATCTCTTAACTCTGTTTTAAATTTAAGCTTCATAGTACTTCTAGGTACAGGATCGCATATGTCATCCCACCAATTCTTGTGCCCTTTCGGTGGATGTATATCCTTTTTCCATAAAGATCCCTTAACTGTCTTGATTCTTCCGTATGGTCTCATTTTGCTCGTGTTTACCTTCACATGTCACATTATATCCGTTTCTAATGACCCGAACATAAGCTCATCAGTAATTTTGCGAAATTCCTTTACAATATCATTTATCTGCTTACGTTCGATGCTTCTTAGCAAATGGGCTATCACATCCACTGTCCATCCGTTACCCGCTAAAGACATGGCCGTATTTGGGGCTATCCCGTCAAGGTAATCATCCGGCAATGTCTGTAGCCTACACATCTCCACCGGGGTCAGGTATCTGAATTTGTCTTTCATGTCAAAGGCGTTAGGATATCTTCCGGGAGGTAGTGATGAGATCACGTTATCTTTCATGGCTGTTGTCAGGCAATTACTTTTCTTGATGGGAGTGGTATTCTTATCCTTTCTTATCTCCAGACATTGCGTTATTTTTATGTCCTTGTCACAATCCTTTCGATACCCGTCCTCTCCTATCCTTCTACCGACAATGGTCCCTATATATCTCCCTCTTATGGCTCCCGGATTCCAACCCTTGTCATGCTCTAGAATATCATCCAATGATATATGCTTGTCTTTCGGCATTTCTACCGGCCAATTGCACCAATAAAGGCGATGCCGGGTCTGTGCCGAGACCAAGGCACTATCGATCTCCACCGGCTCCACGCCAAGCTCCTCGGTAATCACCCAGCGGTGCTCATCCCGCATCCGGACGTTCTCACCCAAGAACAGGACCTTACCTTTGGTCTCCTTCCTTAAATGCTTTACGATGTCCGAGAAGCAAAAGAAAAGCCTTCCACGAGCGTCCATGAATCCTTTACCCTTACCTGAGCTAGAGAAGCTCTGGCAACAGAACCCTCCCATGACCAGATCTATGTCTTTCCATGGAATATTCCACGTTCTCCAGTTATTGACATCTCCTAACCGGATAATATTAGGAAAATGTTTTTGACTTACCTTTATACATGTCTTGTCTATCTCCGAGGCGTAGTAAGTCTCTATAGGTATACCGGCTCTTTGTAATGCTAGATATCCACATGATATCCCATCAAATAATGATAATACTTTCATATTGTTCATTTATTCTCAGACCTAAAAATATCCTTTGCGATCATATCAAGGGATATTTTATGTATCTTAGGTAAGACCTTAACCAATTTTATACCAAAATTTTCTCCCCTCTTAACAAAAGTCCATTTCCCGTATATGATCCCATGCATCATATTTTGTATTATCTCCTTGCTATCTGTCAAGAACACTTGATAATAGATGCTGTTGACATAATTGAAATCCTTTCCATGATCATTTGCCGGTCTTAATATCATTACAGCCGAAGAGCATCCACGAACGAATCCGTGTATCTCAAGACATTCATCAAACTCATAATTATCGCGTTCCTCATCATGAACATCCTTAACCCATTTACATGGTCTCCCGTCTTTAAACGGGATCTTTAACTGTTTCTTTGCCATCTTTTAAATTATATTATAATGTTACGATTCTAGTGTAAAATGGTGTTAATCACCTAATGTTATTACCTGCTCATAGGTGAGCGTACCTTTGTAACCTCTAGCTTTTAGTTCCTCGATAAGTTCTCTAGGTTTGAATTTGGCTAGATCTGGATTGGTAAACACTTTCGTTAATTTACCCCCCCCCTCCCTTTGCATTGGCTTTTTTGGACGATTTGTAGGCATTTACACAATCCTTACAGTAGTATCCAAACCCATCCTTTTGTGATTTGTTCTTATAAAATTTATCCACTGGTAATTCTTTACCACATTTCTTGCATATTTTAGTCTCCATGTCTTATTTGTTAAAAGAGTAATATAGATATAAATACATAAATTGAATAGGGCTATTCACCATGCCCTTATCAGTAGGATCATCGTATTTGTCAAGCCAAAGACGAAGCGCCTCCCAATCGATATCCTTACGGTCACATACCATGCAGGCTAGGTTAGCCCCGAACAGTTCCCCGTCGCCGCCCAGCGACTTGTTAAACCTCTTGGCTAGTCTTTCCTTGAATCCCTTATCATACCATATCCCGGAAGTAGCGGCATAACAATAATAAGCGTTGTATTTCATTTTCACGCCCATCCTCTCAAATAAAGACGTATGCCATATCCGATCCAGAAAGAACACTATTCCACGATATATGAAAGTCCGGAGATTCTTCCTGTATTTCTTCCCTAAGAAGCTATCCACGCAAGATATAGTCCCGCCTGAATAGTACCAGTTATTGGCACCTCTCTTGACCTTATCCGTCATCTTGAACTTATTCTTTCTATCCTCTACCCTATCCCAAGGCTTTAATTTATCCTCATTAAATGTCGGGCAATAATGATAGTAATGATTGATCCATGACAGATATGGGTTGTATATCGTGTATCCATTATCGCTGACATATGAGTTCATATCATACCCAAGTTCCTTGGCTAGAATAGATCCCTCATCAGCTAATACCTTCAATATCGGGTTCAAGTTCCATATCTGATCTTGGCTGACGAACATCGAGTAGCATGGATCCTCATCCTCTCCATACCATCCTCCCATCCCGCTCACTATTTTGTCCAGATTAAGTGAATAATCTTTGCCGGATTGGAAATCATCCCTAAGGAAGAATCCATTATACATAGTCATGTCATGTATGCCGGGCTGGTCGTCAAATATGAGCTTAGCGTTTTCGACTAATCTAACCAATGTTTGTAAGACAGAGGATATCTCTATGGGTGCATATTCACACCCATAGACCTTATTATTTATCCAAAGATATTGAAGAAGCTCGGCTATATTAATAGTCCCGTCCTCCACATATCCTGTCTTGTTATCGAAGTTTATTTTGGCTAGAGGTATATTACTTCCTTGTGGTTGGTCACTTTTTTCATTACAACAATACACGAACCTGTCAAAGAATATATCTTTCCAGCCAAAATATTTATCACTTAGCGTCATGAGCCTATTTCTTATCGTATAATGACATGACGTTAATAAGATCAGCCTTTCTGCACATCCCCTCAAGTTTATTAAAGCCATCCATGTTATCTCCGCTGACGATGATAGTAGGATATACCTCTATACCGTACTTGGATATCTCCTCCTCCGTGGCTTTGTTCTCCGGGATCTGGTTCAACGTAACCTCACCCTCATACTCCTGTAACGTGTTGGCGATAATATATCGCATGTAATCGCTATACTCAGCGTCTTTCTTCGTGAAAAAATCAATTCTTACCATTTTTAAATAGTTCTTAATTTGTTAATAATTAAATCCGCTGTAAATATAGCGTTATCTACCTCATCTACACTCAACCTCCTCCCATCGAAATCGTTGGACAATAAATCTTTTACGATCTGATATCTTCTCAACTCCCAATCTATGTCTATATCAAAATTAAGATGCCTTACACAATCATAATCCAGCTCCTTACCATTCTTATCAAGGTACTTAACTATCGGGAATGAAGTACCATTGTCAATAGTACGTGCGATCACATTAATGTACCTACCAGTCCTTTTGTCAATAGCTTTTAATTCCTCGTCTACTATTATTTCTCTTGATCCTTCCATTCTATTAACCCTTTGTTATGTTTATCGTAATATAATAACGCTATGGCGTTCCAACAAATTTGTGCCAAATGCATCAGCCCTGTCTCCTTATCATATCTCTCGCCTTTCATGTACGCCGTCATATGGCGAAGTAAAGCCGCTCTATATCTCTCAAATCCATCAGGTATATTCTGCCATGAATTGTCGGCGTATTTCTTAGCCCCCTCCGTATATACCCTCACGATATCCTCTATCTCAGCCAAAGGAAGGAGATCCCACCGAAGCTTGCCGTCGGCCCGGTCGTCCTTGCCGCTGCCGTCTTTTCCTACAAGCGGTCCGCTTTCCACCACCGCGTCTCCTATTTTTGGCTTCCCGAAATTCATCGCCTCATCTGCCGTCTCATCATCAATAAGCCTTAACTTGATAGCCCTGCTTAACGAGACAACCATCTCCTCATCAACCCAAATAAATTTATATGTCTCATCAAATAACGGTTCTATTTTCATTATCCCCGTATTGTCGGCGGTTTCAAGTACCTCAAATACCTCACCATCATAAACAACCTTGTCGTATTTGCTAAATTCCTCTTTCATTTCAAACTCCTTTTTGTTTTATTAATAAAATTCACTAAGATCCCTGCATTCCGGTGTCTCTCCTGTCATAGAATAAAGCTCACCAGATGATAGATATACGCAATGCGAGGTCTTCCCGTCTCTCCACTCGCTTTGCTTCGTAATTCCGCAAATAGCGCAGCGTTGGATCCCCGGCCCCGCCTTTACCCACGAGTGCCGTACGTTTTTCTTTCTTGTCCTGTTGGTGTCGTCAAGTTTTCTCATGATCAATCCTCCAAGGCCGTTACAATTTTATCTTTCCCGATAATAACCTCGTTCCCGCTTCTTACATCAAAGCATCTCTCACCCTCTGCCTCCTTGAAATAAAGAACGCCATTGTACTCGAATAAACCGAAACCGTAATCATCTAGCTTCATTTCGTTAAGTCTCTTGAATTTGTATATTTCCCCCATATTTTCTGTATTTTTTATATTTTGTATTACTAAACACATCAAAAAGATAGATAAGATCGTCGCTATTAGTCCTCCATAAAATTCGGCAGAATCATCCTTCTTATTCCCTTCTATTATCAAATAAATAGAACCGGTCATTATTATGAGGGTAAATACCAATCCTATCATAACATCTTTCTACTTTTTAAGAACTCCATCATATCCTCTGCGCTAAGCTGGAAGCCTGCCGCCGCCTTATGACCTCCTCCCCCGGGATAGGCCTTACGTGCCAGCGCCGAGACATCCAACTCCTCTTTGGTGGTATAGAATGAACATCTAAAGAATCTTCCGTTCCAGCAAAATGGCATCATCAAATCATGTTTTCTAGGATCGTACATAGACTCGAATGTGGTGGAGTTAAACTCCGTGGTATTCATACATATAGCCTTGTACCCAAATATATCTGCCTCGAATGAGAACATCTTCATTTCTCCTCTGTTTTTCTCGATGATATACTCTATTATGGCCTCGCCATTTCTTATCATATCGGAAACAAACTCACCATTTGCCTTGTTTAGCACCTCCCTGACCATGTCAACGTCAAGCCCGCAATACCCTCTCATCCCATATTGGAATGAGAGCACGTCACTCCATTCGAAGCGATCATGATCCCATACATCATAAGCGCTCAATAATTTTACCACATCGGGGGTTTCGATATCATCAAAAAGATATTCCCATGTAAGTTCGCAAGCCGCCGTTCCGATACGTCTCTTGCCCTTTACCTCGTAATCCCTCATATCGTCTATGGCGGTCTTATGATGGTCTATCCATACGACATCTATACCTTTCTCTTTCCACTCATCGAAAAGGAATCTTGTTCTGTTTCCAAATGACACGTCAACTGCAAACACCTTATCATATTTATTCACGTCAGGTATTTCCTTGCCGTAATTGTAAGGAAGAAGATCAATGTCCCCTTTGAAATACTTTTTTACTATAGCCGCTGACATTACTCCGTCAAGATCAGCCTCATGATATATACATCCTGTCATAATCTATTGTTTTTGATTAAAAAATCTATGTATTCTTTTATATCCTTGTTCCTATCATTATCCCAGTCAAATGTCTCGTTTATGAATTTGAAGTACGATACTGGGATCGAATGCAACATCCACCCACAATATTTCCCGAATGTCATTACCGTAGATCCAAGGGGATGATCCGGTCTCCCGGGAACAGGGGCGGCGGTTACGCCCTGCGCCAGCCCCCTCCTACGATCTTTCTTGGCGGCTTTGATATCCAGATCTGTTTTCGTTACCTTATCCCCCATCGGGATATTAGTTATTAGCTTATCGCCGATAAACATTCCCCATCCATACCCCTTGTAGTTCTCTATACTAAGTTTCCTTATATCACCGAACCTTGACGAGTTGTTACAACAATCAACGACCAATGCGCTATCCTTACCGTCCTTTATCCTAACCGCCCTGCCAAGCCACTGATAAAACGACGAGAACGAAAATGTCGGTCTTCCTACTATCACGCAGTCCAGACCCGGATGATCGAATCCCGTACCGAGGGCGGAATAGTTGAACACTACCCTCGTCCCACCTGACTTGAATCTCTCGACTATAGCCTCCCGCTGCTTTTTTGGCGTGCCTCCGTGAACCACTTCCGCCATGCCAGCGCATATCTTTGCGTTCATCCATTCGGCGGCGGTATTGCAGCTCTCAACAGAATCCATAAACACCAGTATAGATCTGCATACGTCTTTTAATACCATCAACCGACGTAAAATAAGGTTGTTTAAGCCATTTTTTCTCACCGCCTCACTAATAGACCCAGCCGTATATTCGGAGCCGTTAGAATTGAGTTTAAGGGCATCTCCATTGAAATCCCATGTCTCGTACTTAAGAGGTGTCCAGAATCCTTGCCTTATCATCTCCTCCACCTGTATGACATGGATTAGGTTCTTGAAATATACCGGTCTCATACGAGTGATGAAATTAAGTTGGGAATATGATGTCTGTCCTATCGACATGTTTTTAAGTCTACATGGCGTGGCTGTAAACCCTATCACCTTTTTCGGTTTCAGTTCATTCATGAATGTCATAAACTCGCTACCATCCTCCGGGCTATACCCGGCATGAGCCTCATCTATCAACACGTTCCTGATCCCCATCTCCTTAAGCTTATCAACAACCTTCTTGATAGACCCTAACGTGGCGTATATCATATTAGACAGCTCTTTCTTACCACAGGAAGCGGAGTAGATGGTAGCCGGTATGCCATACGACGTTATCTTGTCGTGGTTCTGTTGCAGCAATTCTTTTGATGGTTGTAAAATCAGCGTCTTATCTCCCATCAATCTAGCCGCCTCTGCTATCAGCAGTGACTTACCGCAACCTACAGGACCTACGATCAATACCGGATCATGTCTATCAGAATTTATGTAATCGGAGATACTTTTAACACACTCCTCTTGATATGGTCTTAATTTGTAAATCATTTGGATTTGTAGTTATCAAAAACGTCTTTTACGTACTCTAGTCTTATAGGGCATTCCCGACCATCATCCATCTTCACCATCAAAGTCTCTTTGGTCTTGCTTATGGCTATCACCTCTCCTACTCCTATCTGGGTATGGACTATATCGCCTAGCTTTATATTACATTTGATCATGGTCAAGCTTTTTATTAAATTCCTCTATCTTGCTCCTGTCTGTCTCCTTGGTCATCTTAGCCTCTTCCTTAAACATATCATACCCTTCCCGGATATTGTCGCCAACCATATTCTCTATCATCTCCCTTAGCTCATCGCTTCTTACGGCAAAAGATATCTGGAATGATTTACTTGTGCCTTTCATCAGGTAATCAATCTCCTTCTTACATTCTGTCATTAACCGATCCAGATTATCGAACTTAACGAACTTGGAGTTGCCATTGGCTTTTCTTACCCCATCCTTGAAATCCTCCAATATCCCGTTAAATACATCCGCCATACACATCATGGAATGTAGCCATACCAGCATATTGAATTTATATTCATTATCAGCATTATTCATCAAGCCTATCAAAGACTCACTTTTTGTCAACATGATTTTAGATTCTCGATCTACGATATCCTTTATCTCTTGCCGGTATTTCATGGCGCCAACGAAATCCATCTTAGAATAACATTCATTTGATTTCTCTACCAATTTCCTGATATCCTTTCTAGACATCAACAGATCTAATACCTGTTTTTCTCTCTCGTTTTTATCCACGTTACTAAAATTATTTATTTTATTTATTAAACTCACATTCATATCACAAAATGTTTACTCTAACCGGGTTAAACGCCAACCCACTATCGATTATCCTACTTACGTAAGAATCACCGAATACTTTTCTACCTATTCCTATAGCCCCATTGATATCAGCATTTAGTAGCTTCCCAATAGAGCTTTGGAACAACCCGCGTTTCTTCCTTTTGCCTAGATAAACATCATGCTTGCACAATTTCTCAAAAGCCAAATGATCCACTTTAGAAGTATAGGACTCCTCGTGAACTTGAAGGATGATCCCAACTAATTTGCATTTGTAAGAAATTTTGTCAATTAGCTTGGAGAACGGAATCTCAACAAACTTCTGGTTTATCCTCTTTCCTAGATTTACTCCATTCTTCCATCCTCTGTTTAACCCTACTACAAGACTACCAATATTATTGTCAATACAATAATTAACAATAAACCTGCTGATCTTATGGATATGATCATCTATCCAAAAATTCCTGTAATTGTTTAACTGTCTTAATCTCCTTGAAGTTCCCTTATCTCCAATGTAAGACATCAATCTAGCTCTCTTCTTATTGTACCACTGATTGAAGGACTTGATAATCTTGCCGTTTACAATGAAAGGCTTGATACCTACATTACTGATACATGAGCATAAATTATTCAATCCCAAATCAATCGAAAGAACATTATCCTTATCAAGATTAAGATCCTGTTCCTTCTTCTCATAAATCACCTCAACCACATAGCATGTAGCTTGCGGGATTATTCTAACCTGACATAATTTGCTATCTCCTATATTTGTTTTAATTGGTTGAATTATGTTTTTGACAAAATGGATGCAACCATCGTTTTTCAATCTGCAAGCAGTAGTCGTAAAGACTACCATATTCTGCTTCTTACCTCGCTTGTACTTTGGTAATTTAGGTTTCGAATTGAATTTAGAAGGATTCTTTTCATATTCCTTCTTTGATCTGATCCAAGACTTTGTTACCAAAAATACTTGACCAATAACCTGTTGTGAAATAACTGATGGAAGATTTCTGAAATCAACCTGATTCTCCTTACATAATTTAGTAGAAAACTCATATTCATTTATGTAATCTCCGGAAAATATACCTTGTCTGACATTGAAAAGAACATAATTATACAACAACCCGGATTTGAGGCATATATCCTCAAACCGGTTGTCTTTTACGATATGTCTCTCAACTAGTCTCATTTTTAATATCTTATGCCATAAATATAAACATAGTTTATGATACAAATAATTTATTCTATCATAACCAGTTATTTATTGACACAAATATAATTAAAGCCTAGATATTTACCTAGGCTTTTTAATAAAGTTAATCTTTTTTATTCTTTCTTTTTGACTCATCCCAATCCGATGAGTACCTGCATGTCCCTTGTTTGTGGATCGAGAAATCGCACCAAAAACACAAGGGCTTGGGGCGGGGTTCAAGGCAGGCCGGCTGGCGTCCCATGAGGTAGCGCTTCTCGTACTTATACCCCTGTTTGGCGTCGTCCCAAACGTGAGCTTGATAGCTATCTATTTTATTTGTCTCGAAATCATACATGTCAAGGAGAATATCGTTAAGCTCCTTGACCGATCTCTCTACTTTCTCCTTATCTACCTTCACGTTCTGATTGTCCAGCATGCGGGTAAAGAAATAGCTGCACATATCCGGCAATACCTTGTACTTTCTCAGTATGTAGAAGGCGTATATCGGATGCTGGAGATTATGAAGCAGCTTGTCTTCATCGAATAACTTTCTCCCGGACTTCCAGTCTATCGTATACATGGCTATCCTGTCCTTTGTCTTATACTCTCCACGCCAGTCCACCGATCCTATGATATGTACCTTATCGTACGTCACGCCATCCAAAGTAAGGGGCTTGGGTAGCTTATAGGGCAGGACGAAGTCCTCCTCCACGCCGGCCGGTCTCGACCCCCGGATCACCTTCTCCATTGGCGTAAGATCCGACCACATTTTCTTATAGTTGCCAGCAGCATCCTTCTCAAACAACCCCACAATCCATCTTATTAACCTAGCCGCATGTTGCATGGACTCGATCTGAGATTTTACGCTATCAAAAGGTATCTTCTCTATATCGGCGTAGTAATTGAAAGCCTTACTCATATCCTCATAAGAAGGTCTGCATCCGTTCTTGAAGAAATACTCCATCGTCTGGTGGATAACCGTACCATATGACGTAGCCTCATGCTTCTCCGTGGATCTGTGACCCTCCACGTAAGTCTTATACCACTTATACGGACACTGAACAAACGTGTCTATCTGTGAGTAGGATGCGGCAAGCACCTTCTCACCGCCTATCGTCTTGCATAGCAAGTTATTCTCCGGAACGATCATAAAGCCTCTCCGTATTTATGTCACGCTCATATAAATCCATCGAAATATTCTGTAGGTTATGCAAATACCTTATCTGGATAAGCTCGCTCAGGTTATCCTCCATATCCCTAAGTCCGAGATAATACTCGTCGCCAAAAACCTCCATGGTCATCCCGTGTCCACGATATACGTCCCTATTCTTGTCACTCTTGAAACCGATAGCGTCAAGAAGGTTATCGTCTATCTCAATAGGCATGACATCATCTTCCCCTGAATACCATTTCATTATCCCATCATCAACCTCACGTTCAAGGATTAATGATCTACTTTCATTACGCATACCGGTAACGCACCCTACTCTCCATATATCACCAGCTTTGTCTTTTACAAGATTGCCCGGTCTTAACTCCTTAACTGAAATCATATTCTTCCTCCTCATGATCGTCATCACAATCATCGACAAGAGGGGTCTCTAGCCCCTCTTCCCAATCATCATATCCGAAATCCATTTATTTGTCTTTTAGATAATTATACAACATACCCATAAGCTCTCCTACCGTCAATTCGTGATAAGGCTTGACGTTAAGTGCCTCATCGGGTATACATTTACCCGTTTTCTTTTCCACTTCCATTATGACTTCTACAAAATCAAGGGAATCCATAGCCATATCCGTATCCAGCTTATCCTCGTTCATTATCTGAGCGGCATGATCAAGGCCATTAAATTCACCCATCTTCTCGAATATCGCCTCCTTGACTACTTTTTCAACTTCTTTTCTTTCCATACTAAATCGACATTTTCAATCTTCTACCTAATTCTTTTTTTATATCCGATATCCTTTCGATATCCATCTTAACATCGCCTGTGATAGCGTATTCCTTATCCATTCTCTTTGGGGGATCCGGAAGCCGGCTTATGGCGAACAACCATGCCAGCTCCTTGTTCTTGTTCTCCCTAAGATACAAGTCAGACGTCATGCCATACATTTTTATGATCGTATCGAATAACGTTGATTCCGATAAGCTCATATGTACGCTATAGACATTTGACGGTTTCCATATCAAGTTATCCAACCTCATCGTATACTCACGTTTAAGATCTATGTGGGATATTACGGCTCTTACTATAGGTTCTTCCTTGAAGTTGGTATTAGCCACGAACCATACGAGCCTTTTCTCTACCTCCTTAATAGCCCCTGTATCCTTCCCCATATCGTTATATACCCCAACGATACGGTCCCGGATCCCCTCGACCTCCGGTGTCAGGCAGGGTGTCTCTATCAGCATCAGCAGCGACCCTCCCCTTGGCGTTATCTTCCACTTCCCATTCTTCTGAAGCTCGATATAACCAGATGCTTTATAACTATCTATTTTCTCCTTTGGAATGACGCTAGCCATCTCCTCTTTCTGCCGGATCATCAAAAGATACCCGACATCAGACATCGTTAATCCTGATGTCATCATCTGTTCAAAATTTATATACATAAGCTAATGAGTTAAAATATTGACCTGATCTTTCTGGCTACCCTCTCGACTATATCTGGATGATCATTTCCGTTATATATATCTATTAGCGTATCTATTATATGTAACCTTATGTTTTTCTTTGATGAATGAAACCAAAAATCTCCATTTTTTCTGTTTACAGGTTTGAACATCTTCAGTTCTGGTATAAGATAACACGCCACACATGATCTTTCAGCAAGTGATAATTCAACCGCTGTCCTTTCTATTGCTATGCATATAAACGCATAATTATCATTCTTTATTAGATTGTAAGCTCTTCTCAACACCCTAAGGGCGTCTGCTTTCGATAATCTCTTTCCCTTTTTCATATTGTTTTACTGTATAAGATTCATTAGCCATACCAACCCTACCAACTGATATAGATTGATTTATAGATTGGTTAAGATGCCCTACAACCGACATCTTAGCCCTAACCGTATTGGCGCATCTTAGAAGAATTCGATAATCCTCTAACGCCCTCTCGTATCTTACGTCCACCCTAGCCCTTTTATCGGCGTCAGTCATGCTCTTGCATGTCCCGTCCTCCCTCAAACTTATAGCTATCTTATCCCGTATGATCCTGATATCATCCTCGGCTATCACCAGCTCGGCGTCAAGAACGCCCTTGTAAGAGCTAAGAAGATCCTCTACCGCCACTACCTCCCGCTTCAAGTTCTCCAATTCCAATACCATTGAGTTATCGTTCATTCTTTTATACTCCTGTACTTTATTGGATACCTCATCACAGATGCTCATGATCTCCTTCTCCCTGTCCCGGTTTATGATATACCTGATACTGTATTCGGCCATTTCCTTTAATGAGGATATGATCTCTCGTATGCCCATCTTGTTTTCGGTGGAGAAATTGGCTTTTAATAACATCTCCATCCCTTTTATGATGACAAGCAAAAAATTTTTTCTCAATCTCATGCTTAATAAGGTGTTTCGTCATGTACTACATTGAAATCATCACTGGGCGGTATATATTGTTGCTCCAACGGGATACTGGGAGGCGGGGGCGGTAGCGTCACCACAGTCGTGTCCGGCTTGCCGCTACCCACTGGGGCGTCCGAGCCTCCCGGTCTTTCTTGGCGCACCACCCCTCCATCAGGATAATATCGCTCATATCCTTTCATGATATCTACATGTATCGCATCAATCTCCTCTAATGACCGTTGACGGACCTTTACGATATGATGGAACAATAATCCATCCACACGGAAGGATCGTCTTGACTCGCTCTTGAAACGTTCCAGATTAGGATACCATCCTTGCGGAAATTGCATGTATGAGGAGTACCCGTATCTTTTCGGTATATTTAACGCTACCATAGCCGTACATAACTGTCCCAATGTATCTGATTGATAAAAATCAGATTGCTTTGGCATATGATCCTTTGGATCCCGCCGTCCTTCGATATCACGATTGAGTTGGGATATTATAAGAAAGAAAATATTAGGAAAAGTTCTTTTAGCGATATTACACATGGTTATCAACGAGTCGATATTTCTTTTGGCGTCTCCTGAACCTTGTACTAGAGCCGTATGATCTATAGACACGAATACCATTTTCTTATCCTTGTTTATTGGCATATACTCATTCCATAGAAAGTTTTTAAGCTCATCTACGGTTGATGGTTTAGGGATGTATGTTATTCTGCTAGAGTTCTCTTCCTTGAGGCATCTCTGCATTTCTTTTACCTCATCTTCTGACATCTCGTTAAGGAGTATATCTTGTATGTCTTTCCCCATTTTTTTTGATAGTGAACGTAACATCAAATCTTCTGGGTTCATTTCAAACTCACATCTTAACCATACATAATCATCTGCCTGTGGATTGATATTGACATTCATCACATTGCTCATGATCTTCTGCGCCAAATAAGACTTGCCGACTCCGGGTCTAGCTCCTATGGCTACCGCATGCTGGGGGTAAAATCCCCCCAGCAAAGCCTTATCCAGATAAGGATATCCGGTATGAGCCGGGAGAAGTTCCCCCGACTGATACTTTCTTATCCTCTCATAGGCATCCATGATAATCTCCTTGGATGACCTCCATATCCTATCCTCACTCATCCTCTTGCGTTTCTATCGCCAGCCGTATCGGATTTAGATCCTCTGTTAGCTGATCTTGATTTATATCTTAATCCCTTAGCCGTATGGCATAGGTCCTTCCCCTTCCGATAAGCCTTCCCCTTCAACTTATCGGTCTTGTAGTTCTTGCGACCCAATTCCCGTCTCTTGGCTTTCTGCTCAGGTCTGGCGTTGATCTTCTTGTCCGTCTCAGCCTTCTTCTTTCTGGCTTCCGGATGTGTCCTGTAATATTCAGTCGATCTCCCCATCCTCTTCGTCCTCCTCATCATCAAAATCTATATTCTCTTGCATATCCAAATCCTCTTCCTTTAAAAAAGATGGATATTCCAATCCCAGACGCTTAATCATATACGAATATGGATCAGACGCAAATTCATCTGGTATCTCCCATGTGCAAGGGAATGTACCTATTACCTTTTTAAATTTATCGGCTAATTCGCTACTTATCCCCATATTAACCATTTTATTATAAACTGTAGCTTCTACGCTACTCACATTGCCTCCAACATAAAAACCTGTTGGTTTGTGAACAAAATAAATTTTCTTCATTTTACATGTATTATTTATTTTATTAAAGGTATCCAATTTGATTCGATACTCAAATGTTCCATTATCATTAGCTCTAATGCTCATATTTATCCTTCTTGCGATCTCCATAACTCATATCCATATCACACACCACCGTATCGGTCGTGTTGTTTACCACATGAAACAGGAACTTCGGGCACCCATGGCAGGCACTACTCCCGATCGCCACCGCCCCGTGCCTAGGGCAAGCCTTACCTATCTTGGCACCCTCATATATCTGTATATGGTTATCACTATACGTCTTGATATGCCTCATGATTTTAAGTAATGATGGCAAAGACATCTTGTAAGGGGATATATGCTCCTCCGGTATCATAAGCTCACCGGATAGTTCTTTGTAAAGATCATGTCTATCCTGTCCTGTTTTTATTAAGAATACGTTGATCTCGGTCATTACCATATCCATAGACCTAAGGAGATCCGGCTTGGCTAACCTACCTACAGGTTTACCCGTAGAATCGGATCTCATCCAAGCCCCACACTTCTCGCACCCAACTTGCTTTCCCTCCACCGTATTTATCATAGTGGATGGGGCCTTGCAATACGGGCATACGGATCCGTTTAACATAGCTTTCTGGGCTAAAGATAGCTCTCTCATGCCTTTTCTTGTATTTTGACATTAAATAGATCACAGAATCTATTAAAATTCCTGTTCTCTATTCTCATATCCTCCTCATACCTGTCAACTGATTTGATGAAATCATTATAACAGTCCTCGCACATCCATTGATTGATTACTGCTACATAATAGCCCACGGATGTAGGTCTGTTACACATATCGCAAATACCTAAGCACCCATATCTGGTGAGCTTATCCATCATCTCCTGTCTTGTTATTTCAAGCACCTTGAATTTCTTGTAATTGTCAACTACCTTTGCCATTGTAAATTTGTTTAATAATAAAATAATCCGCTATATCCATTCCCTCATTTATATTGGGTTTTGATTCTAGAAAATTACTTATCTCTATATTCATCCCCCTCATATCCTTGTCTACCTTCTTTCTCCATTCGTTGAAAGCGTCGCCCTTATCCGGGTACAGGACTATCCGCCTCCTACCCAATGTCTCTATCATCTCCCTTTTCAGCATATGGATACCGCCACAGGCCATAAACAACCTACTAGGGTACACGATGTTACAGATAACAGCCGTCTTCTCTGACTCTACTATATACACCGGAGCGTCATTGGGATAGAAGTTGATAAGAAACTCCCCGAACAGGCATTGCCTAAGCAGGTAATCCTGACCGTCCAGTATATGCACCCAACATACATGATCCATGGGAACCTTTACCCTCTTCCCGTCAGGCCCGTAGTCCATTATCTTCCCGGTCCGCACTACCCAATTCTTATCCAGTTGCCAGAACACACAGCACTTACCCCAGTCCCCGAATCTCATCATCCCCACCTTATACAAGCTAAATGCCCTATTGGTATGATACGATCCGAAGATATTGGATAGATAATCCTGAAGATCGGATGTCTCGAAAGGATTAAGCGTCTCAAACATCTTGCTTACCGGAATGCAGTTGGCTATATCCGGATCCATAGGAGGTCTGTACCTCCTTAATACTTTGTTTGAATCGGTAAAAAGATCATTGTTCCCAAGTTCGCTCCCTGTTGGATATTTAAAGTAACCACATTTATTTTTATGATCACACACCCCAAACTGCTCTCCAACGATCTGACCGGTGGTTACGTCCACGTACGGCGTAAAACACTTATCCTTGCCGCATTGCGGGCACGTCAGCTTCCTCCTTGGTTTGCTATGATCCAGCTCATACCGATGAACGCTCTTATTGAACTCCCTAAATTCCATCACCCTCTCCTCTCATTCATGACTCTATATATATAGTCCCTCAGCGGCTCTTTCCTTACCAACTTATTAACATCAAACTCGCCTTCTATATCTAAGGATCCGATTCTTGATGTAACCGTATAATTAGTTTTCTCGAACTTATACTTTCCTTGAAGATATACTACGGTAGCCATATTCAATATAGGGTTGTCAGTCTGTCTCTTCAACTTATATTGGCTGGTCTTTGCGGTAGGATCACCCGGAGCGAAGTTATATATCTCCTCTATCTCCAATATCTTTCCATAGTTCTCTAATATCATTCTTCTATATAACTCAAGTTGGAAAGCATACTCGTCATAGAAATTGCCTTTCCTGTTTGATTTGAAGTCCAATATAGCGAATATCCTCCTGCATCTCTTTATCTTCTTTTTCTCCGTCTTAGGCTGACCTTTCTTGGCTCCCGTCTTATAGAACTCTCCTGTCTCGACCTCTATCTCCACCATCTCCGGCTCGCCATCCATCTCCACCACTGCGTCCACCGAAGAAGCTACTTTCAATCTCCTTGACCTCAACATCTTTTCGATCAATACAGGTTTTACGTGTCTTTCCTTGCAGAATATGGCAAATGATATCAGATCCTCTATCAGTTCATCAATGTTATCCACTAATATCCGCTCCATCCTATACTTGTCTATTCTTAGCTTGGCTTCCTTGACCACCTTCCTGATCCATGTCGGGATCAGCTTTATGTTAACCCCGGTCAGATACAACCCAAATAGATAATGCATGATAGTACCCAGATCAGCCCTGTAGTTAGCGTACTCATCAGGATCCTTACCCTTGAGCCTCATCTCATTCTTCCACTTCTCCAAGGCTCCGGACGTATCACAATACCCATTGGCGATATTGTTAGTGGCCCCATCGTATATGATAGGATACCCATCAACATCCATCTCATAATACACACGTTTGCCGGCGACAGTCATTCTATATAACACAGGTGTCGGGATATCCTTTATCCATTCAGCGGCATAATACTGTTGCTCTGTCTCCAGATCATACTCAACCTCCATCTCCTCATTAGGCTCGTTTTTAGGCTCTTCAACAGGCTTTTCCTCCTCGACCATATCTTTCTTCGGGACCGTTGATAAAACGTCTAATATGCCAAAGAAAGCGGTAAATTTAGGATCTGTATGATATGATCTTAATACTGGTAATGATGATCGCCAATAATATGACGACGCATTCTCGTCCTTTGTCTTGCCTAAAATCTTGCCTAAAGCCGAACATCCTATCTCTCCATCATCCGCAATAGCCACATTGTGTCTCTCGGATAAACGAACTTTCATCTCATCAAACAATTCTTGATCGCTTATGACTTCTATGATCGTCCCATAACTATATACTGTGTCACTTATAGCCTTATATCCTAGGTCTAAAAGTAATCTTTGTTTTCTTCTATCCATGATAATAATCTGGTTTTTAATTTACCATCCTCCTCGACTTTAGGTGCGAGATCCCTCATCCGTCTGGCTGCCAACAGCCATACGTTGCCAAACTCGTCCAAGAGCCGGCTGAAATCCATCGTATCTAACAGATAATCGAATTTTGCATGCTCATCAACCGTCAAGTAGATAATGTTATCATTATCCTCGGCAACTGATTTATATTTCCGTTTAGGGTATAAGTGGCATATGTTGCTTACCCCCGGGCATGGTATGTATGCGCCGGTAGCAGATCTCCTTGTCATACTCAATCTAGCCACATGGGCGCCAAAGAAAACGGCTAGGCTCTTCCCCTTTGGCTTGGCCTTCACCCGTATCGCCGCCCTTTCCTTTGGCGGTAGCTCCTTGGCTCTGCACGCGGGACACAACCCCTTACTCCTTATGGTTACCATCCTCCCACATCTCTCACACGGTAACATCCTACCTCTCATGCCTTTTTCTTTTTATAACTTTTGTTGAACTCCATAAGGCTCATAGCCCTATACCTCTTAAGCCTATTAATCTTACCCTCAGTCCAATCTTGATCCTTGAAGTTGATGATCGTATCGAATATTTGAGCCAGCTCCCGGATATTAAAGTTCCTGTTCTGTATTTTTTTATAGAACCCGGACCTGCTATACCCTAACTTAGAAGCCAGATAAGTCTTATTAGATAATGTGAGGATACGATAAATCGTACCCTCCATCTTACTTATCTCCATCAACTTCTCGGCTATGGATGATGTGGTTTCATAGCTAGCTTTATTGCTTACTATTCTCATTTTTCTCCGGATTCCTGATCTTACCATCAAACTCGTAGAAATCCATCAGTTTCTTCTCTTCCTTGATACAAGTGACAACGAAATCTGATATGGTTCCTTTCATGCCTTCCTCGAAATTCTTTTTGGCATGATCAAGGTCATTGGCCCGAACGATGTAGTTAAACGCCTTGCGTTTCTCATTGTTCGATTTCTCGTCTATCGTAATATAATCAGCCGTGACTTTATAGAACCGGTCTCCATCCATGGCAAACAATTCCGCTATCCTGAATCGTTTGATATCAACGCTAAACTCACCGGAGATGAATGGCTTCATCTCCTCTATGATTCTAGCCTCACATTCGGTATAAGAAAAGGCATCTACTAAATACTCTTCCTTTACCTTCTTCTTCATGCCGTTCTCGGCATCGGTCTCATAAGAAACCGTACATTTAAACCAATTGTGCATTTTAATCTATATTATTGTTAAACAAAGGATAATCTTTTATTCCTTCACGAATATATCTTTCCGTATCATCATCCACGCCATAAGCCTTCTTGAAAAATATCATAGCCTTATCCGTATCATTATCCACCAGTGGTAGATATTCCCTTGCAAAAAGCGACCTAAGATAGTTCATATTATCAATCCTATGTCTTATATCGGCTACTTTATCCCATATCTCGGCCCGAATTTTACTCATTTTCTTCATATTTCTCTCATATCTCTCCAGCTGGTCTTTATATTCCGCCTCAATCTTATCGTTCTTATCCTTGATAGACTTATAGGTCTCCTCGTCTTTCGTATCAAACATCGGAGTATGTTTGATATTAATTATATCCAATTTGCTGTATAGCTTTTCATTGGATACGGTGAAATCATATCTAGTCCTGTATAGATCAAAGTCACTTAAGAACTTAGCTATTTTAATAGCATCATCCTGATCAAGAACGGCTATATTCAATCCTTCTAAATAGTAGAAGAAATGGGATGGAGAAATAGGTTTACAGTCATATGTCCTCATGATTGGAGGCTCATCCATAAATCTGACACCTTCCTCCATACATCTTGTTACGATCAATTTCTCTACTTGTTCGTCAGTAAGATCATATATCTCCTGATCGGTCATCTTATCAATTGTCTTCATCATCCTCATCCTCCGATATCGTTATAGCCTTTGTAAACTTTTGTTTATAGACCTCACTCATAAGGCAGGCGAAAGTCCTATCATTCATACTAGCCATAGTATTGGCCTCTACCATAAGATTCATCTCGATGTTCTTTACCGAGATTTCATAGTTATCATCATCTTCTTTATAGAAAATGACTTTACCACCATACTCGAAACCATCATCCTCGGCCTTAACCATATCGATGATCCTCTCTAACTCCTTTACAAATTTACTCTTTTTCATATGTGTAATTTTTATGTGTCTACAAAAGTAGACATTTTGTTTTTGAATTAAATTAAATAAACATTATTAATAGTTAATACGCTTAGGTGATTATATACCATTTTACACTAAAATCGTAAAATGGTATATAATCACCTTATCCTCCATATATCTTAAGCCCTTTTATATTGTATTTGCTTATATCCATACACAAATTACACCCTCCATGACAACAACACCACGAGCAAAAGGCTAGTCGCTCCTGCTCCGGCCTACCTTGAAACTCCACTGCCGCCCTATACCATGCCGGGGATAATACCCTGACCTTCTCCGGTACGGGCGGTGTCATGAGCACCGATCTCCGTCTTCCTTTGGCATCTTCCCTATTTCTCATTTGGGTTGTCCTTTAACAGCTCAGCTATCTTATCTTCCTTCAACATATTTTGCTTTCTCATGTTATCTACGACAAAGGCAGCGAACGCCATATCATACCTTTTCCTTAACTCATTGACAAAAGATTTGGCTTTTGATTCTACCATTGTCTCGATGTTGCTGTCTATAACTTTCTTCATCCTGCCTCTTATAAACTCGTCTACTGTCAACTCCTCTTCCATATAATCTAACCTGAATCTATATTTCTTCTCGCTGGCGTTCTCGATGAGATCGCTCATTGATTCCCTCGCTATATCCTCAATTTTCTCTGATATCGGATTGGATATTTCTCTCATCAACTCATTCTTGAACTTTTCTTTAAGTTCACGTATTACAGCTAACCTGACCGAGCTGGTAAACTCCTCTTTCAACGTCGCTTCATTGTACATAGCTTCCTCGAATACATCTTCCAAATTTAATTCTACTTGAATTTTCATATCATTATATTTTA